ACATCTTATATTACTTATACTTTTGCTGATAATCATTCTATTCATCATGTTATCGCTTAAGGATTTAATCAGTCTTATATGTTATATTGACATTGTTGATAATCAACTGATATTTATGCAGATAGAACTATTTATATTGTTCATAATATTATTTGTATTGTTGATGATTCATTTATAATATATTGGTATATTGGTACTTACGTTGTATTTAAATATAATGTTATGATTTATGACAATAAGACTATTGCTGAGTTAATCGGTGAAGCTTTTGATGAAGCTATAGAAGAGATAAGAACTTTTAGTGATAAAAAATTTAATATTGCTGATAATATATGAAAGAAGTAGAGAATATATTCTTTATGACAGGACTAATTTTAATACTATATGTACTAGGAGTAGCAGTTATGTATCCAGTTTGTGATTTTGTTTTAACTACTGGTGAGTTTGCAGCTTATGTTGCAATTGCTACTGTTGGTTTTAGTTGTTTAATTGTTTCAGCTTATGCTAATGCTGAACGTAAAAGAAAGGAATTATAATGAAAAAGAATATTTATTTGTTGCTATGGTCTATAGTTATGACTGTAGCATTTAGTAGTTGTGCTATTACTAATTATGTTAGTACTAGTAAATATAAAGCTTATAAAGCTTATTATGATAAAGCTGAAGCTTTGTTTGACGAGATAGAAGAAGATAATGAAGCTTATTTTGATACCGATAAAGGTGAAGCTTATCTTCATCAAAGAGCTATCATTATTAAACAATATAAATAATTCTATTGTGTATTTTGTGTAACTTAAAAGGGTATTGCTTGTGAAAGTAGTACTCTTTATTATATTGAACTTAGAGTTAATAAACATATTAATAACAAATTAAATTTTACAATTATGAAAGATTTTAAGAAAGTAATCAACGAGTTGAAGAGTGTTAAAGTTAATAGTACTGCTATTGCTCATGTTCGTAACGTTAATGTTACAGATATGACTACTTGGCAAAGAGTGGCTTTAACTTTGGATGTACCTGTCAAAGGTTATGTTGCTGATGAAGAAGGTAATTATAAAGAAGGAGAGACTAATATAATATTTGTTAGTTCTTTCTCTCTTATTTCTGCTCTTCGTGAAACTGAGTATGCTTGTATTGGTGATTATCTTCGTGATAATCCTAATGCTATTAAAGCTATTCTTTCTCGTGCTAAGATTGAGATTGTTCAAGAAGCTGTAGCTGAAGGACAAGAATATCATAATCCTTTTAGTAGTAATGAAGATAATGTTAGTGTTGTTGAACATAACAGTTATTACAATCATGTAACTCAAATTATTGAGTTTGGTAAGATTGGTGAAGCTGTTGCTATTGGTATTGTTGAACAAGTAACTGGCGTTAAACTTAGATAAGATAATAATGGTAATAGTGACAATAGTAATATTGTTGCTATTACTATTACTAATGTTGATAATAATTTAAATAAGGAGAACTTATTATGAGTAAATATTATTTTCGTAGTAATCGTGCTGAAGATGGCATGACTGGTGTAATGCTTATTAGTTGTAAGACTTTAACTAAAGCTAAATATTATGCTAAGAGTAAGTTTAAAGAATATGGTTATAAAGGTAAAGCTGTAAGAGTTGCAGCTTTGACTTTTGTTATGTGTTTGTGTTCTATTTTGAATATAAATGCAGCTACTAAAGCTGATACTCTTAGAGTTGATAATAAACTTATAACTAAAGTTATTGAATACCCAACAACTACTAATGCTGGCAAAAAGACTACTAAATATTACTTTATTTATAAAGGAGAACTTGTAAATGCAAGTAAGACTGTAGTTGAGAAATATAAGCTAGCTAAACAATTTGGAGCTAATTGTGCTCTTGCTATAGTTATTGGTAAAACTAATAAACGTATTATACTTAATTAAATGCTTGCTACTATAACGTTTGATGATGATCATAAAAGTACTATTGAAGTTCTTAAACATGAAGCCAAACATAAAGAATGTATTGCTAATGATATTAAAGAACTTCTTAATAGTAGTGGAATGATTCATAAAGTTGTAAAAGTTAGAGTTCATTAAAAAATAAGTTATTATATCCGCCCCGTAGAAGGATTGATTAACTTTGCAGTATAATTAATAATATAATAGATGAAGGTCAAATTAATGCTGATACTTTGGTGTAAATAGTTGAAGTTATATAGTGTGAATGTTCTTTTGTTTATTATGCACATCATCTATTTTAAACTTATACTATTATGAATAATGACATTTATAACTATGATGATTCTTCTGTTGAGATTGATGCTTATTGTGTAAGTCATGATATTGATGATTATGATTTATATGGTGAGATTATGGTCGGAGACGATGAAGATGATAATTGTGATATTCAATTTGAGTAATTAAATAATTAATAAGGAGAACTTGTTATGACTAAAGAAATGACTAGTGCTGAGAAATGTCGTAAGACTAAACTTAGTAAAAAGAGTGTGGAAGAACTGATCGATATTATAGTTCGTAAAGATGATGTTGAAAGACGTAAGGATAAACTTATTTCTTGTCTTAAGACAAACATTGCTGGACTTGAAAAGAAAATATCTAGTCTTCAATCAAATATTGATAATAATGAATCTACTATTGTTTTATTAGATTCTGATAATACAGAACTTAAAAAACGAGTAGATGATGTTATTGCTAACAATAAAATTTTATCTGCTGAAAATAAGCATTACGATGAAACTATTACTAGTCTTCAAAAGAGTTTAAGTAAAGCTCTTGTAGCAGATACTAAGTGTTTTGTTCTTGGTGGTATAATAGTGTTTATAATCATGATGATAATTAGATTCATTTAGTTTAATATTTATACATAAAAATAATCATTGACCTCTATTGCTTGTGAAAGTAGTAGAGGCTTTATTATTTAATATAGAATTGTAGAAATGAGTAAAGTCGCTATAAATAAAATAGAAATTAATGGTGTAGCATATAGTGTTATGCCTGGAGGTACTAAATGTTCTGATTGTATAATTAAAGATTATTGTATGAATAATGGTTTTACTAATGGTATAACTATTGATTGTACTAGTGTTCATCTTATTAAATAAAAGAAATTATGACAAATAAAAAGATATATAAAATTAAGATTAATACTAAAGAAAAAGTTAGTATTGATAAAAATAAAGAATATGTAGTTTGGGTTGACAATTATGGTAATACCCAAATTAATATTATTGGAGAAGGTTATGATGTTTTTGATACTATAGATATTATTAAACATGATAATCGTTTTCAAGCTATTAAGAAAATTATAGCTAAAGATAATGTTGATATGACTTATGATATTCAAGATAGTTATCAAGAATATACTGGTACTGAAGTAAAAGTATTATGACTATGACAAAAGATAATAATACTCTTGCTACTCTTCCTCAAGTTATAATTCTGCCTGATGATATATTAGCTGATATTTATGGTAATGAAGATAGTAATTATCAAGATATTGCTAATGATATTGAAGCAGATTATTGGATTGAAGAAGAAAAGGCTGGTCTGCTAGATATAGCTGAACCATAAATTCGATTTTTGATTATTTCCTAGGTTTCAGTGGCTCTCAATTATTTCAGTCGATTAATTAATCGTTGATTTAATTTGAGAGCCTTATATGTAAAATTAAAAAATTAAATAAAATATAAAGATATGTCTTATAATAAACATACAAAATATAAAACTCTTCCTATTGGTACTATGTTTGAATATAATAGTGAAGATAATGAAAGTGTTAGATTAAGAGTTGAAGAAACTGAAAGTTGTATTAAGCCATGTATAGGTTGTTATTTTTATAACTTAGATTGTGTTATTCCTTTTACTCGTTCTATTATTGGAGAATGTGATAAGCTTCGTAGAATTGATGGTAAAGGCATACATTATGTAAAACTTACTAGTGAAGATTGTGTTAATAATAATACTAAAACGATTATGAATGATAAGATTAATATTGGTACTGTATCAATTGATATTCCTAAAGGTTATGTTATTGACGTAGAGCATAGCGATTTTGATAAAGGAATTATTAAGTTTAAAAAGAAATATATTACTTTAGATGATATTCCAGTTATATCTCGTGGTTATGTAACAGATTTTGATGTTCTAACTAAGATTAAAGCTATTGCTATCCTTATGGACATTGCTCAATATTATAATGGTGATTGGGAGCCTATATGGAACGATGATGAATATTATAATAATAACGTTAGAAGTAAATATCCTGAAGATGATTGGGATAAATATGAAAGATGTTATTATATTAGTAATCATTATGGAAAGTATTATGCCATAGGTACTAATATGAATACTCAAGGACATACAGCAACTATTTATTTTAAGAATGAAGAAGATGCTCAAGCTGTTATAGATAATCCTAATTTTAGAAACATTCTTGATATTATTTATAAAGACTAAGTTATGGAAAATGAAGATTTGTATAGGAGTGATATTAGAAATTATTATAATCAACCATTTAATCATATAGTTCTTGATGGTAATAAAGTCTGCATTAAAAATGCTACATTTGATTATCCTGATGGTAAAGCTAATCGTAGAGAAAGACGTAAAGCTAAACTTCGTAGAAAGAAAGGGAGATTATGATAAGAGAACTAGATTTTATTCCTCTTAATACTAAGGAAGGATTTCATCTTATTAGAGGAACTATGACTTTATGGAATTGTAGTTTTATTGATGCTTTAATTACTATTGCTAAAACTAGAGATTATGCTATTAGTAAAGCTATACATGATATTGAAGTAATTAATGAAGCTAATAGTGATTTAATAAATAGTATTTCAGTCTCTTTACGGGGGGGTTTGTAATGCTATTCTTAAAGTTCGACTAAGTGTGGCTTATGCTACGGCTTATGGTGCGAAACCAAGTCGAACTACTAATAATCATCTTATTGATGATGTAACTTAATATATTAATAATTAAACTTTTTGTAAAATGGCTAAAAAACATGACGAAAGAAAGGATTTAATGAGTGTTTCACGTATTGCTCGTATTGATGGTAATCACATTATTATTGGTGATAAATCTGCTGTAGGTATTCATACTTGGGGCAAGATTGATTATCTTGTTAATTATTGTGGTTATAATGTTCATTACGAACGTGGAGCTAGAGCTTCTAATCTAAAATTCGATGAAGTTAATACTTCTGCAAGAGAAGCTAAAAAGATTCGTAAAGAACATAAACTAACTAATAAAAGAAAATGAGAATAGATTTAAGTAAAGTAGTACTTAAACTTAAAGTTCCTAGTAAGAAAACTAAAGTTACTGTTAAGTTTAAAGAAGTTCCTCCTAAAAAGCTTACTAAACTTGTTAATGGTTTAGTTAAGCTTAAAGATGGAATTTATACTTGTATTATTTCTTATACTGAATTTTCTGAACGTATGTTTGGAGACGTTAAGGTTGAAGAAATAACTGATACTATTAAATCTATTGATATTCCTTTTACTGTAGAATCATTTGATTGTAAGAATTATAAGACTATTTTTCTTAGAGCTAAAACTAGATATGGATATTTAGCTCAAGTTAGAACTGAGTCTCAATGTATATTTGGTAATTATCCTAATGAACTTTATATACCTTTTGCTCCTAATTGGATAGTGAGAGGTTGGATAGTTAAAATAGATAATAAACTTCAATTTAAGTTTAGAAATCTTATAACTGTTGAAGGTCATATTTATAGATATAAAGGCTTACTTGATGATGATGAATTTGAATGGTTTAAAGATAAAAGAGATGGTAAGAAATGAATATAGAAGAGAAATTTAGTTTAGCTAATGGTAAGAATCCAACTAATATTGGAAGTTTAACTGATGACCAACGTAAAGCTTATAAAGGACTTATTCAGTTTATCAATAAGCCTTATGATATAGCAGATTATAAACGAGCTTTAGTTGGTCCAGCTGGAACTGGCAAAACATTCTTACTTAAAGCTATTTTAAAGAATTGCAATTTAAGTTATTCAGCTATTGGTTTGTCTGCTCCAAGTCATAAAGCTTGTAGAGTTCTTCGTGAATCTATTAGTGGTATTCCAGTTAAAGTTAATACTGTTCAAAGTGATTTTGGACTTAGACTTAATTTTGATATTGATAAATTTGATATTAATAATCCTCCTTTTGACCCTAAAGGTAATGTAAAAGCTGATAAATATAAGCTTTATATAATAGATGAGGCTTCTATGGTAAATAAAGGTCTTCTCAAGTTTATAGAAAAATATCTGATTAAAGCTAAGTGTAAGATTATTTATTGCGGTAAATAATATTGCCGATTCCCTTTGAATTGCTGGAAACTCGTGAAGATAGTAGTGCTACAACATAAGATGAAAGTCTAAGTGTGAATGCTTGAAAAACTATTATTATATGACAATCAGCAGCCAAGACCCTGAGTATTGCTAGTGATAGCGGTATGGGTAAGGTTCATCGACTATTCCTTATGGAAGTAGGTTTTAATGTTTATTAATTCCGAAGCGGAGGGAGTTGATATTTGTATCAATTTGTTACTTTGTAGTATCAATTTAAATGTTATTTATATGAATAAATTTGGAAATTTAAAGTTAGTTTTAAAAACAAGTAAAGTTAATACTACAAGTCATGTTACACCTTTATCTCAAGGATATAATACTTGTGATTTAGATAGAATTTGTGTTTATGAACATTATTATAATAATGAAGATAAACCTTTTTATATAGGTCAAGGTACTATTAGAAGAGCTTTTATTTTAAAAACTAATAGAAATGTTGGTTGGAAAAATAAAGTTAAAGATGTAAGTTTAGTTAGAGTTAAAATAGTTTCAATAGATATGACTGTTGATGAAAGTATTAAACTTGAATCTGAACTTATAGCTAAATATAAAAGAATTGAAGAAGGTGGAACATTAGTAAATGGAAACAATGGAGGTTTATCTATAGGTAATAAAGGAAAAGATAATTATTTTTATAATAAACATTTTTATGGAAGCGATAATGGTAATTATGGAAATAAATATAATCTTAATCCTTTATCTATACCTATTATTCAAATAGATATATTAGGTAAGATAATAAAAGAATGGGCTTCTAATGCAGAAGCTAGTGAAACATTAAATATATCTTCTAATTCTATTCTTGGTTGTTGTAAAGGTAGAAGACATATTGCTGGAGGTTATCAATGGATTTATAAGAAAGATTATGATGAAAATAAAGATTATACATATATTCCTGGTAAAACAAATAATAGAATTACTATATGTATAGATGTTTATGGAAATTATATTAAAACTTATTATTCTAATAAAGAACTTCTAACAGATGGATTTAAACCTAATAACGTAAGCCAAGTTTGTAATGGTAATAAGAAAACACATAAAGGTTATATATTTAGAAATTTCTTTACTATGACAAAAGAAAATAAAGATAAACTTATAAATGGAAATCTTGTAGATATAACAAGATATTGTGATACAAATAATCAATAAGATATAGTCAGCCTTAATTTGAAAGAATTAAGATAAGCGGATTCAAGACAATTAAGTCCAGTTAATGAATATCGTTCTGAAGCTTTTTATAATGTTATAACTTATGAACTTAAACAAATTGTTCGTCAAGATGAAGATAATCCTATTCGTCCTCTTCTTGATATGCTTCGTAAAGATATAGATAATAAAACTTATAATTTTCTTAATTACATAAGTAATCATAGAGAAGCATTTGATGCTAGTTATACTAAAGGTTATAAGGTTTTATATTCTAAAGACTTTGAAAATGAAGTTGAAAGACAATTTAATGATGAACAAATAACCAAAAATACAGATTTTGTTCGTATAGTTGCTTATACTAATAAAGCTGTTGGTAATTGGAATAAGTTTGTAAGAAATAGTATTATTAAAGATGCAGATAAATCTATAGTTACTAAGAATGATTTATTCACTTCTTATGTTACTTTAGTTGATGATTTTAATGATATTGTTATTCGTAATAGTGAAGATTATATTGTATATGATGTTGTAAATTATGTACATCCTGACTATCAAATTAAAGGTTTTATGGTCAAATTTCAAGCAATTCATGGTGGAGCTATAACTTCTCCTTTGTTTATTGTTGACCATACTGATAGATATAGTCTTCAATGTTATTGTAATATTAGTGAAGAAAAAATCAATTCTGCTAAACGTGCTAGTGCTAGTTCTAGAGCGGCTAAATGGAGAGATTATTATAAGTTTAAAGAATCATGTTTGCTTCTTATTAATATTGGTGATAAGAATGGAAATATACTTTATTCTAGAGATTTAGATTATGGTTTTTCTATTACTGCACATAAGTCTCAAGGTTCAACTTATGATACTGTTATGGTTGATATTAATGATATAGTTTATGATAAGTATGGAAATGCTTATACTAATGCTGTTGAAGTTAATAAAAGACTTTATGTTGCTTGCTCTAGATGTAAAAACAAATTGATTATTCGGTATGGGGTTTGATATGTGATTGATTGATAGTTTGCCTATTTGATAATTTGTTGTCACTACATGACATTTTATATATAAGCATGATTAATTAATCATTCCACATCATAAACATTCATATACAACAAATTAAAAAATTAAATAAAATGATAAGTTCAGAAGCAATTAGAGAATATATTAAGAAAAGAACTCAATATGTAGATGACTTTAAAGCTAAACTTAAAGCTCAAGACAATGAGTTTTGTAGAGACTTGATTAGTGATTTTCCTATTAGGAAAGGTACTATTATAAAAAGAACTTATATTGTTGGTTCATATAGACCTACTAATAGAGTTGCTTTTTATAAAGTTGTAGATTATGAAGCAACTCCTGATGGTGTTGTAACTCTTATTTGTCATAAACGAAAAGTTGATGGTGAATATGGAATCAGAGATATTAAATTACTTTCTCTTGGGTATTATAATAACTTTGCTATTCCTACTGATAATGTTGATACATATGAAATAGTAGATGGATATATGTAATAATTGTGCTTTAAGACTATTTAATGATAAATGTCATTGTCTTAAAGGTGTTGGTAATCCATATTATGGTAAAGTTATAGTTGTACCTAATGTTGATTATAATGCTTATAAGAATAAAGGAATGACATTTAGTAAATATGTTGAGATAATAAGGGAAGTTCTCAGTCCTTCTACGGGGGGGCTAGAAGATTATTATATAGTTCCGCTTATTAGATGTAAATTGACTGATAAATGTCCTCTATCTAATGATATTATTAAGAAATGTAGTATTTATACTCTTAGTGATATTGTTAATATTCATGCTGTTAAAGTATTGTTACTTGGTGATGCTGCTAGATATTTTCTTTCTATAGAAGATATAGCTGATAAAACAAATAAATTGTATGTTACTAAAGATAACGATGCTATTAGAGGATATTCTGTTAGTTATTCTCCTTTTATTAAATATGTAGATGATGCTAAATACAAAGAATTTTGTAATCATCTAATTAAATGGTATAATGCAAATAAAGATAATAATTATAATGGATATGAAATTAATATATTATGATAGAATTAAAATTAGATACTGAAACATGGAAAGTTATTCCAGGTTATTCTAATTATAAGATTAGTAATTTAGGTAAAATAAAATCTATACCTCATAAAAGAAAAAATTCTTATGATAGATTTGCAGATAAAGAAGTTATTATGAGAACTAAACTTTCTGGAGGTTATAAACAAGTAGAACTTATAGATGATAATAATAATCATAAATTACTTTATGTTCATAGACTTGTTGCTATTACTTTTATTCCTAATCCTAATAATTATCCTTGTGTAAATCATAAAGATGAAGATAAAGCTAATAATAATGTTGAAAATCTTGAATGGTGTTCTATTTCATATAATAATAAATATGGTGATAGAGCTAAAAAAGTTGGAGAAAAGATTAGACGATATGTTTATCTATATGAAGTTAAAAATGACAATTTGTTATTTGTAGATACTTTTTATATTTCTGATTGTTTTAAATACAATATAGGTATCAGACAAATATATTATTATATTGATACAAATCGTACTTTTAAATCTAAAGATAATAAACATTTTTATAAACTTTATTCTAAAGCTATATGATTAAATCATTATCTTGTGATATTGAGATTTTTCCAAATCTTTTTAGTGCGACTTTTATTGATATTCAAGATTATCTTCGAGTATTTAAAGATTGTGGAGATAAACCTTTAACTGAATGTTTAACTGTAGCTGAAATTGAATCTAGACTTGAAACTGTTAAATCAGATATATTTTATATAAGCGATACAGATGATTCTCAACTTCTTAAACTTGCTTCTTATATTAATAGTAAAGAAGCTTATTTTGATGAAGATGGTAATCCTGTTCGTTATGATGTATATGGTTATAATAATCAAGCTTATGATGATATGATGTTTAAAGCTTTTATGATGTATTTTAATCGTTTTGATACTACTAAACAACTTATTGCTAAACTTAAAGAAATTAGTGATAAACTTATTAGTCTTCAAGATGATAAAGATGCCTTATGGAAAGATAGAGAACTTGATTTGATTCGTAAATATAAACTTCCTTGGGCTACTGTTGATTTGTTTAAAGTTTATGCTCTTAATTCTGCTGGTGTTAATATAGATAAAGATACTGGTGAAAGAAAGAAATTTGGTAAATCTCTTAAACAAGTTAGTATTAATCTTAAATGGCATAATCTTCTAGATTTTACTTTGCCTCCTATTGATGATGAAGAAGGTGATATATATAGGAAACAAGACCAATATCGTGGTATGACTAATGAACAACTTAATCATTTAATTACTAATGATTTTGACCGTTATATTCTTCCTAAATACATTAAACCTATGCTTCATTATAATAAGAATGATGTATATTTGGTTTGTGAAGTTGCTAGACAAAAGCCTGATGAGATTAAACTTAGATATTCTTTAGGTGCTGCTTTTAATCTTAATCTTCTTTGTGCTGCTAGAAGTACTATAGCTGATAAACTTCTTAATAAGTTTTATGCTGAACGTAGTGGTTTACGAGTAGATGCTTTTAAAGATTTACGTACTAATAGAACTGCTCTTAGTTTTAAAAAAATAATATTTCCTCATATATGTTTTAAGACTAAACAACTTCAAGATTTACTTGAAGATATGAAGAAAGTTGTTATTTATAGAACTAATAAAGATAGTTTTGTACGTGAAATTACATTTTATGGCACTACTTATACTTTGGCTACTGGTGGTATTCACACCCAAGATAGACCTGTAATTTTAAGTAGTACTAAAGATTATGTTTATGTTCATCACGATTACACATCTTATTATCCGAGTATTATGATAAGTTATAAAGTAGTTCCCGAACATCTTAATAAAGAAGTTTTTGCTAAGATGGTTGACTATTTTAAACAAACTCGTGTTAAGTGTAAACACGCTAAAAAAGAAGATGGTTTCGTAATACCTGGTGTTCATAATAAACTTGCTGCTGAAGCTTTGAAGATTGTTATTAATGCAATTTATGGTAAATATGGATATGAAAACTTTTGGTTATATGATAGACTAGCTCAAATGAGAGTTACTATTAATGGTCAACTTATGACTATGACTCTTTGTGAAAGTCTTGAATTAGCTGGTATTCATGTTGTAAGTGCTAATACTGATGGTATTGTTATCAAACTTCCTTATAATAAAATTGATATATATAATCAAATATGTAAGGAATGGAATGAAACTAATAAGATGTCTGCTGATGATGAACATTATAAGATACTTGTTAGTATGAATGTTAATAATTATTTTGATATTCAAGAAGATGATACTATTGAGTATAAAGGTGCTCTTGACCCTAAGCAATATCTTAAAGATTTGAAGAAAGGTTATGATATGCCTATAGTTGCTAAAGCAGTCTTTGAATATTTTGCACATGGTATTTCTGTTATGGAAACACTTCGTAATCATAAAGACATTCTTGATTTTTGTAAAACTCAAAATGTAGGTAAACAATTTAATGTTGTTTATCAACAAGTAGTAAATGGTAAAATTAATGATGTTCATAGTCAACGTCATGTTAGATTTTATGTTTCTAATAAAGGAGTTGTTATAATGAAAGAGAATGTTCATGATGGTAAACGTAGTGTTTTAGCTAGCGGAAAGCCAGTTATTATTCTTAATAAACTTGATGATAAAGATATATCGCTTCGTAATATAGATTATAAATATTATTATGAAGAAGCTTATAAGATTATTAATCCTATTAAACTTGGTATTAGTCCAAATCAAAAAGGAGATAAGAATAAGAAAACTCTTAGCGGTAAAGCTCTTCTAAAGAAGAATTTTGGTTTATATAATAGTTTATTTGATAATGAAGAAATGGAACAATGACTGAAGAAGAAAAAATTAATGAAGCTCTTGATACTTGGGCTTATAGAAAAGGTAAAGGTTCTTTTATGATGCCTTGTCCTTTAGATGCTATTAAGCCTATTTATCTTGCTATTCCTAGATTACTTAATAAAAGTCCAACTTCTAATGTTGTTATAGTAGTTAATGACTTTAAGGATAAAGATACTATAAAAGATTATCTTACTAAACAAGGTAATATTTATGATGGTATTTATCTTAGATTTATAAACAATGGACAAATTAAAGTTCTTAGTATAGATTGGATAATTGATAATATAAATCAATATAGTCCTTCTCTTACTATAATTTATAGTCCTAATAGTTTTACTTTTGCACATCTAGGGTTATTGGATAAAAGTACTTTTAAACTTGTAATTCTAACTAAAGTTATAACTGATATTGATAATTATTATTCAGTTTGTCCTTTAATTAAAGAATTTAAGCAGAATGAAGTTGATAATATTCGTACTAACCCCCCCGTAGAAGAAACTAGGATTCCTATATCCATTAAAGATGATACTAAAGAAGCTAAGCTTCTTGATTATTATAACAATAATATTAGAACTGCTCTTAATATATTTGGTGGTCTTGAAAATCTAAAGAAAGCTATGACTGGTACTACTAATAATACTTCAGCTATAGCTTATTGTGATTATCTAGCTAGACTTAATGGTTGGAATGAACATTTAGATATGACTACTGAATATAATCAGCAAATAGATAAACTCTATAATCCTATTGCTATTCAAGAAAGTGCTAATACTTGTTATGATATGATTAGAAAGCGTAGTAAACTTATAGCTAATTATTCTTATAAAGTTAATGCTATTCTAGATATTATTGATAGTAATAAAGATAAGAAGATTTTAATTATTAATAAATATGCTGATTTTGCTAATGAAATAAGAGATAATATAAATGAAGTTTATCAAAAGACTATATGTATGTCTTATCATGATAAACTAGAAAGTATTCCAGCTGTTGATAAAGATGGAAATCCTGTATATTATAAAAGTGGAAGTAAGAAAGGTAAGCAAAAAACAATGGGTATAACCACTCAGAAGAAACTTGCTCAACAATTATTCAATATGAATAGAATCAATGTACTATCCGTTAGTAATGCTCCTGATAAAACATTATCTGTTGATATTGATATTGTTATAATTACTTCTAGTCTTTGCGATGATATAAAATCATATCTTTATAGACTAGATAAAGTAAACTTTACTACACCTATTATATTATATAGTCTTTATTGTGAAAATACAATGGAAGAAAAGGCTATTAATGATAAAGTTCTTTCAGATAATCATGTTATTGTTAATAAGACTACTAAAAGTGTTAAAGATGATAATAATTTTGATTATACTATTGTAGATTAAAATAAAGTTCTTATCTTTGCAACAGAAATAAGAAATAAACTTATTAATGCTCTTTGAAATGTAATGAATAAAGAAAATGAAACTAAAGACAATCGTACAATGATTGTTAGACATGATGAAGTTAATACTGCTCTTGCTAATGTTAATCTTCTTGATGAAAAAGGTATTGCTCAGGCTGAGTTCTTTCTAAAGAAGATTCTTACAAGTGATAAAAGTGGTCTTAAAAGTGTTCAAGATGGTTTAGCCATAATGATGAGAGCTAAAGACCTTAACTTGCCTTTTAGTACTTGTATAGAACATATTCATGTTATAAATGGTAAGACTGGTGTTGATGTTCATATAGTTAAAGCGTTATTACTGAGGGCAGGTATAGTCTGGAATTGTACTAAAGATTATGTACCTCAGTATCAATATACTGACGGTAATACGATTTATCTAGAATCACAACTTCCTGATTATGTTGTTAGATGTCGAAATTCTAAAGAAGCAGAAGAAAAGACAAATGATGATGTAGTAGGTGTTTATCCTCTTAAATATTATGCAGATTTAAAAGGTAACAAATATAACGAATTTGAGATTAATTCTCAATGTGTTAAATGTATCAATAGAATACAAGCTATGAAGGTTGCTCAAGAAGGGAAATTTCCTATTATTAGAATTGCAGCTCAACCTATAGATTTTGTTACTGAATATGAATTTACTCGATATAAGAATATAAACGGTAAAGTTGTAGAAATGACAGCTAAAAGTCATTTTTCTTATAGCGAAGCTAATGCTGCTGGTCTATTTGAAAAAGATACTTATAAGAAATATTCTAGAATACTTATTAGTCATAGAGCTTTTGCTTATGGTGCTAGAGATATAGCTAGTGATTATCTTATGGGTGTTATGACTGATGATGAAATTATGGAAGTTATCGGAAATACTAATCTTGATTCCGATGATTTTATAAATGTTGAACCTGTTGATGGTTCTAATCAAGATTAAACTAAACCTCATAATGAGGTAACAATTAATAATATTATTAACAATTTAAATTTTAAAGATTATGAAATTAGGTAATGTATCATTTGGTTTGGGTTCTTTGAGTGTTGTAAATAGCGGTGCTAAGGTAGTTGCTAATGCTGAGCCACAGCTTATTGCTCTTTCTACAAAGGGTGGTTTTGCTATTACTCCAGCTGTATCTAAGGCTCTTGTTCTTGCTAGTGGTGACAATATTATGTTCGTAAACAATATTGCTTGGGCTGAGAATGCTATTGCAACTCGTGACGAGCAAGTTGTTGCTCTTGCACAAGAAAATAACCTCGACCTTGATAATGAAGTTGATGCTCAGACTTTGCTTAACGGTATTACTCGTTGGTTCATTGCAAAGGCATATATGAAGAAGACTAAGACTGGTGCTCCAGTTATGGCTTCTGTTCGTTTGAATGCTGAGGAGAAGAAGGCTTTGCTTGATGCTCAGATTGATAGTCTTGTAGCTGACAATCGTGAAGCTCTTATTGAGAAGTTCGGTCTTGCTGAGGACGCTTCTGATGATGAGATTAAGTCTCATGTTACAGTTGATGATATTGCTACTCCTGAGACTGAGGCTTATGTAGGTGCCAAGCTTGCTTCTAACAACAATGTTCCTGGTGTAGGTTTGAAGTTGTCTTTCTCTGATACTTCTACTTGGGAGCAACTTAAGTCTGACCTTGAGGATAAGACTTCTGTTAAGCGTGTATTTGCTATTGATGTTAAGAATCCAGTTGTAACCAAGATGAATGACGGTTATGAGGATATTGAAGTTGCTCTTTATCCTGTAGGTGATTATGAGGATGAGAAGCCTACTCGTATTGCTAAGAAGGATGCTGATGCAGCTTCAGCTGAGTAAGCATTAATAAGTAATCTTATTTATAAGGGAACTGATTAGTTTCAGTTCCCTTTTTTAAACTCAATTTATAAATAATAAAAACTTAATTAAGTTATGACAGATGTAAAAGAAGGTGCAGCAGTAGTTGCAAATGGTGCTGCAAAGAAAGTTAATCGTAGAGGTATTAATAACAATCGTCACGCAGTTAATCGTCTTAAATTTCATGAGAAAGATGCTGCTAGTAACGCTTTGTTTGTAGGACATCTTGATAGTGTTTCTGTAGAATGGAGTGTTAATGCTGAAGCTAAAGCTTTTACTGGTCTTAAAGTTCCTCGTCTTGTATTTACTTTTGCTAGTAATCATGCTAAGGAAGGTGAAAGACGTTATGTTACTAAGATATTGTTCCCAGTAGAAAGTAATGTTGATACTATTCCTGATGGTAAAGAAGCTTGGCAAGTAGATAATGTTCTTAATTGGGCAAAACATATTCTTGATGTTTTCTATCTTAAAGGTCGTGAAATGACTCTTGAAGAAGAAGATGCTCTTACTCTTACGTTTGAGGATTTCACAGAAGATGAGAATGGTCAAATTCAATATGTAGCACTTGAACCACAAGATGTAGTTGATGGCTATCGTCATGTATTTGAAAATGTTGCTGCTATGCTTAATGGCTCATTTGGTCTTAAAGATGGTGAGATTGCTAAACCTTGTTATAAAGATGCGAATGGCAATTTCATTCCTTGTTGGATTAAGCTTCTTCGTGCAGTTCGTAATCGTAAAGGCGAGTGGGTTAATGTAGATAAAGGTGGCGAATTATCTTTTACTGGCTTTGTAGGTAGTGGTGCTATTGAAGTTGTTAAAGGTCAAAATCCTCCAACTATTCTTCGTGTTGATGCTGCTAAGGAATCTATTACTCCAAAGCAAGTTAATAAAGCTCCTTCTGTAGGTATTCCTCAGATGCCTGGTATGGGTGCTGGCATGGCTATTCCTAGTGGTGGTGTCCCAAATATGGGTGGTATGCCTGAAGTTCCTCAAGCAGATAATGCTGCTTTTGCTGGTGCTGGTACTGACCTTCCTTTCTAAGATGTAATTAATCATTCTTAGATTGATTCTACTAATAGGTTCTACGATTTTAATTGTTCTAGGGATAATGCGAGTAATCGTGTTATCCCTTTTTCTTTTGTAAATATGAAACGTAATATTAATACTACTCAACTTACTAAGGCTTTTATTGAATCTCGTATAAGTCAAGAAGATATTGTAAGCAAATATCTAAATATTCCTATTGAAACTGTTCGTAATTGTATTGAACATAACAATCTTATCAAGTCTGTATTTAGAGATGATGATACTGATGGAAGTATGGGTATAACTTATAATAAAAGAGGAAGACTTAAAGTTAGAGATTTTGGAGGTTTTGGTTTCTTTGAAGATGTATATGGAGTTGTAGCTTATGTTCTTAGTATTGCATATGAACGACCTATTAGTACTGATAATAAACAAGATTTCTATTTTGTACTAAAACATATTTATAGAACATTTGCAGATGTAATTGATAATCATGAACATGATTATTATGTAGATGATGAAATAAAGAATGCTTTAGTTAAAACTAGAAATCGTAAAGCTATTATTGAACTTGTTCCACGTTCATGGAATAAGGATGATAAAAGAATATGGGATAAATGGAATGTAAATTTAGCTTATCTTAATACTCATTTTGTAATTCCAGTTGACCAATACTATATTAATAGAAGTTCTAATCCTGAACCTAAATATAGATATACTAGTAAAGACCCTTGTTATGCTTATATGCTTGGACAAAATCGTCAAGGTATTTATCTAATTAAACTATATTTTCCTCTTAGGAATAGGCATATTGATTTAAAGTTTATTACTAATTGTAATGTACTTGAAGGTCTTCCTAATCTTGAACTAGATGATTATGACTATATTATTATTACTAAAAGTAGTAAAGATAGACTTAGCTTAGGAAGTCATTTAGCAAATAAACCTCTTTACGGGGGGGCTGGTAAACTTCTTAAAATAGGAGTTATTAATTTACCTAGTGAAAATTATAGACTTAAAGCTAATGAATATGAATGGATAAAGAGAAAACTTGCTGATGATGGAATGATACTTAGTTTTCTAGACTTTGATAGAACTGGTCGTGAAGGTGCTGAATATCTTCTTGAAACTTATTGTATTCCTTATTTATTTATTACTCGTGGAGAATTTGGTCTAGAAGATTATGGTTGTAAAGATTTTGCTGATTTGCATGACAAATATTCTAATTCTCAAATAGATGATTTTATTAAAGATACTCTAAGATATGTCGAAGTTAGATACAAAAACTCAGAAGTATGTAATTCCGATGCCTATTTCAAAAGATTATCGGACTTTGATTTGCCGTACTGAAAAAGGTGGAGTTGATGTTGTAATGACATATATAACTGATAAAGAAGAAGATAAGCTTGATAAAGGTTTGTCTTTTACTATGGTTAGAGGAGATAAGAAATTTAAAGTTGATACTTATAGAACTAATGTCATTTGTTATGGTAAAATTGATTTTACTAGAAATAGTGATGATTATTGTCAACTTGAAGAGCTTATTAAATTTAATAATATAGTTCATATTCCAATAGACTATGATTTAGAAACTCATTGTTGTTATAGTCCTATTAGAAGATATAGAACTTGTGAATGTAGTAATATAGCTGAAATATGTCATTATAATTATGGTGTTTTAGGTAAACCTGAAAAAGTTATTATATTTAAAACTACTCAACATGATTGAATTTCCTATTCCTAAGAAATATACTATGGAACTAGACAATATAGATAAAAAGTTTTGTAGTAATAATCTTGCTAGTCTTGGACTTGAAGGAGCTATAGAAAGTCAATTTAAGCATTTGGATTGTTCTAGAGTTAAAGACGGTCTTAGACTTATGCAAACTATAGGTGTACCTTATCAGTATGAAATGTCTAAACTTGCATATATACTTTATACTTATATTGGAGAAGATGAAGAGGACAAACTTAAAGTTTATTTAGATAGACTTGTTAAACTTCATAAAGCTAATCTTGATTATGAAGTTGATAATCCTCCAATTATTTACGATAAAAGTAAAAAAGTAAAGAATGCTCGTACTACTCGTAAGAAAGTAAAAGAAGGAACTCTTGAAGGTTTTGAAAAACCTAAGAAAGAGACTTCTAAAGGCTTAAATGCTAATATTAGAGCTGCTATTTTAGGTAACATTAAACTTAACGTAAAATGATACTTTATAAAAGAAATGCTAAAGGTGAACCTTTAGTTTGGAGTATTGGTACAACACCTGACGGTAATATAGTTGTTGATTATGGAGCTGTTGCTGGTAATATTCATAGCGAAGTACTTAATAAAAAACTAGTCAAAGCTAATGAAATAGAAAGTAGAATTAAAGCCAAACGTAAAGAAGGTTACAAAAAATTATCTGAACTTAAAGATAATGGACCTGACCATATTGATGGTGGTAATTTTGCTCTTCTTAATTATCTTAATACTTATCTTCCAAAGAATAATACTACTAGTGATGGATTCGTACTTCCAATGCTTGCTAAAGTTCTCAAAGATAATAAACCTTTTACTAAAGGACATTTTATAGGTCAATGGAAAATCAATGGAGTTAGATGTATAATAGGTGCTGAACAAGGTATTGATATATTTACTCCAATTAGACTTCGATATTGGTCTAGAGAAGGAACTGAATGGACTGATAAACTTTATTGGATGGATAGTATTATTCTTCCTTGTATTAAAGAAGAACTTCTTGATGCTATGCTTGAAGAAGGTGCTTGTCTTGATGGTGAACTTTATATTCCTGGACAAACTGTAAATAACATTAATAGTTTTGTTAAGAATGATAAGCTACCTCAACATCAACTTCTACAATATTGGTGTTATGATGTTCTTATTAATAATATGAGTTATGCTACTCGTAGTGAATTTAGAAGAAATAACATTAATAGAATATGTTATGATTTTACTGACACTATTCAACATCTTAATAACAAAAGTCAATTTGTTCTTCTTCCTGATGTAAATATTGATTCTTTTGATACTGCTACTAGATATAGAGATAAGTTTATTAGTCTTGGTTTTGAAGGTCTTATTATAAGAGATACTTCTGCTGAATATCAATTTGGTAAACGAAACTCTGCTATGTTTAAGTATAAAAGAATTGATGATGGTAAGTTTAAAGTTATTGATATTGTTCCTGAAGGAGTTCGTAAAGAACTTTGTAAACTAGTTCTTCAGAATGATATTAATGATAAAACATTTGAATGTACTATTAATGCTAGTCATGCTTATCAAACTTATATTCTTCTAAATAAAGACAAATATATTGGCAAGTATGCAACTGTAGAATTTCGTGAAAGAAGTGGAGTTAATCAAGTTCCATTTCATGCTAAAGCTTTAATTATTAATATATAATATGAATCTTGCAGCTTATGATAAAATAGATAATAAAGTAGATAAATCAAAAACTTGGATTGACTATAAGAATAAACGTATAGTTAGTAAGCAAATTAAATATAGAGCTTATTATGCTTTTGGTAAAAGATATAATCCTAATACTAATAAAGAAGAATTTTATCTTATTACTTCTGATAGTATTATACAAGATAGACCTTATGCTAAGACTATCAAAGATAATTATAATCGACTAAAGTATAATCTTGGTACTATATATAATGATTGTTTTTCTGAACTTGATAAAGATATAAGTATTAGTCTAGTTATTGATTCGTCTCAAAATGATGGTGAAGTCTATAGATTTCATTAATCCACTATAACCGCCCCGTAGAAGATATTCGCATTCATGCAATTTCTTGATTACGTGAGCGGTTTTATTGTGTCTGCAATATAATTAATCACAAATGATTATATTTGCTTGTAAACAACAAATTAAAATATTAAATAAAAATGAGTAATTATAATTCTGCTGAAGAAGACCCTCTAAATGGTTGTTGTGCTGGTTGTTTAATACTAGCTGCTCCTTATGTTCTTTTGTTTGTTTTAATGCTAATTTATTTTGGTATTAAACATAATGTTTTATAAATTAATAAATATATAGTTATGGTTGAAATTAAAGTAGGTGCTGAACCTAGAATTAAACATTGGTTTAATAAAGCTGAAGGCTTTCATGTTGGTGTTAGTCGTGATGAATGGGGTTCTTTTAGAAGTAGATATAACCCTTATACTTTTGTTAATGGTTATTTCTTTACTTATGGAGAATGGTTTGCTAAAAATCATAAGTTTAGTAATATCGAAAAATATTGGGAAGCTAATGCCTATGGAACTGATGGTTACAAAGATGCTTGTTTTGCTGTTATAGATAGAAACCGAAAGGTTGCTGTAATTAAACGTGGTCATATATATACTTGGCAAATAAGTAGAGCTATTCCTGATAATTTTACTATATATGAAGTACATCATATTCCTTGTTTCGACCCTTGTAATCCTAAAAATAAGAAAATACTTATTAAAGAAGTTGCTAGAACACTTATTGAAAGATATATGAATCATTCTAATGAAGAACTTAAAGTTCTTCATAGTAATAAAAAGTGTTGTAGATGGGATTCAGCTAATAATGATTTTAAAGATAAGATAAAGAAACAACTTGAAGATTTAGTAAATAAACATAGAATTGCTACAAAAAGTTCTTTGTTTGATAATGATGAATTTTATTATATAACTAGTCGTACAAGTTGGGGAAATGAAAATATAATAGGTAAAGTTCCTTATCCTACTATAGACCAAATTATAAATGATACTTATTATTCTGATAAAGAAAAAGAACATATAGATAAATGTTCATTTTATTATAAGTATATATATAATAAGCCTACTGATTATAAATGGAAAGATGTAGATAAACTTTGGAATACTCTTTGCGCTGATGGTAATAAATGGCAAGATAATTTTATTGAAGCCAGAAAAGAAGCAGAAGCTAGACTTGAAGAAAAATATAAAGCTGCTAAAGCTAAAGCGAGAGAGAATGAAAAAGAAGCTATTGCTAAATATTTAAAATCTATTGGAGTTAATAATATTGTTGATTATTGGAGAGAAAATAATGCTTTTGTTGCTACTCCTCATATATATTATTATGATTGTTATATAGAAAAAGGTGCTATTTGTTGGACTAAAAGACTGTGTAGTAGAAACTTTGTTTTTGATAATATCCAACTTAAACTTAATGGTTATCTAGTTGTTACTAGTAAGGGTGTTGCTGTTTCTTTAACTGAAGCTATTAACTTCTTTAATATACTATATGTTCGTTATCTTATTCAAGACAATATTACTTATGTTGATTTTACTAAGAAGAATATTAAGCTAGTATATTATCAACTAAGGCATATAGTATATAGAGAAAAAGTAACTGACGGAGGTGTTAAACTTGGATATAAAGAATGGAATATTCAGATAGGTTGTCATAGTCTTTGGTTTGATGATATTCAGAATTTTGCTAAATATTATCATCTTGAAGATAGACTTGCTTTTCCAGTAGATATTGATTCTCAGACTTGTAGAAATAATCATATACTTCATACAATTAATAAATAAACTATTATGACAAAGAATGATTTAAATTATTGGAGAAATAAACTTAAAGATGTTGTTTCTCCTGAAAATCTTATTACTCCTGAAGTTGTTGCTCTTCGTGACCAACAAAATAAGATGCTTAATCTTATGGCTAAGAAGAATGCCGATTACGGTAATGCTTTCAATAAAGGTTGTGATGCTATGGGTGAAGCTTATGGTCTTTGCAGAATGTTTGATAAAGCTAATCGTTTTATTAAACAAGCTGCTGATAGAGTAAGTGGTTATTATAATCCTAATGTTACTGATGAAAGTATTTATGATACTATTGAAGACTTAGGTAACTATTGTGCTATGTTTTTAGCTTGGATTAATACTATAAATGGTGATGGTACACATTCAATACCTTCTACGGGGGGGGTTGGATAAAGATAGTCCTAAGATTGAACTATGTCAACTTATTAGTACTAATCAAGTTAAGCTTCTTAGTGAAATTGATGGTACTGATAATACTGACGAAATAACTATAGATTATGGTATTACTGGACTTTGTAAAGATAATGATAATTATGTTTATAATGTAAGTGATAGTAGAAGTGAAATTCCAGTTACTAATAGAAAACAAGAAAATGTTGTTGCTGTTAGAACTGAATTAGTAAAGAATTTTAAATATAATATTGAACAAGGAAATGGTAGATAAAGAAAATGCACTTATTATTTTTACTATACTTCCAAATATTACTATGTTTGAAGATGGTGATTATGTAAAAGTAGATAAAGAAAAAGATGAAGGTTATATTCCTACTCTCTATTATTATGGTAATGAATATGTATTAGATTGGGTAGGAGAAGAAACTAATACTATTAAAAGCTTTAATGCTAAAACTCCTGAAGAAGTTATAGATAAAGCTTATTCTTGGTGTATAAATGAACAGTTACTATAAATATAAGATATAATGGAAGATTATAATGCTATTGATTTATTTTCTATAATTCCTCCTTTATATATTATATATAAAGATAATGATAAACATAAATATAAATTATCTCCTTTTGATGATGATGAAAATGGTTTTAAACCTCTTCTACTTCATGATAAAGATAATAAATATGTTTTTCAATGGTGTAATGTTAGAGGTAAAGGCTTTATAAAACAATTTATTGGACGTACTGCAAATGAAGTTATAGATAAAGCTATTAATTGGTGTAAAAAAAATAATTTATTATGCTTAGAGTTATAAATCCTGATGTAGAAATATGGCGTCAAGAAGGTTTTAGTATTGATGCTATTTGGAAGCATATTGCAAGATGTGCTAGAGTTTGTTATCAAAGTGTACCTAAAGATAAAAATGAAAGTCCTTATGACTTTGTAAAGAGAACTCTTCTTCGTGGAGTAGATGTTATAAATGTACCATATACATTTGATGATATTAGAGGTTCACATCTCAGTGTTCTTGAACATGGTACTGTTCATCTTAAATATCCAAGTTTCATGGCAAGAGCTGAAGCTCTATTTAGTGCTACTCTTCGTGGTAATAAATATTCTAAATGGAATATACATAAAGGATATATTTATGTCACTACTAATATGAGAGTTATCATTGAAACTAATTGGATTGACCAATTAGAGTTTATTGATAAAACTCCTAATTGTCCTTATTATTATGATAGAACTACTGTTAATTTTATTACTAACATAGGTGTTAGTAGAGAACTTAATAGACATCGTTGTCATAGTATTAGTGAGGAAAGCACTAGATATTGTAGTTATAATAAAGATAAGTTTGGCAATAACATTACTGTTACTAAAGTTCCTTGGATAGATTATACTACTAATGAACTTAATGATGGTGATTGCTATGAAGGAAAACTTAGAGCAGATTTTGAATTTATAAATGAAGAACATAATGCTATAGTTCAACAAAATACTATTTGTTGGACTGCTATAGATTGGTATCTTTATAGTCTTAGTATTGCAAATATTACTTATTGTAAACTTCGTGAACTTGGCTGGTCTGCACAACAAGCTCGTGATGTTCTTCCTCTTGCAACTAAAACTCAAGTAGTTCATACAGCTTTCAATGATGATTGGAAACAATGGATTGAACTTAGAGCTGATGGTATTAGTGGTAAACCTCATCCTGAGATTCAAGAACTTGCTGTTAAACTTAAAGAAATGAATTATGTGGATTAGTATTTTAAATCATGCAACTGGTCAAATAGAAGTAGCTGACCTTTCAGAATATGAAAAAGAAACAGGTATTCATGATGCTGAAGAATTAGTAGGTAAATGGCTTAAAGACAATAGTTTTCATAATTCATTTACTAATTATATGATTACTAATGATGAACCTGATATTTATGACCATAATACTCAAAATTATATTGATATACAATTATGATAGGTAGTCACAATAGTCTTTCTTATCTTCCTCCAAAAAATCTTTGGGGGAAGATTACTAAACTTTGGGGTAAATGTCAAGATAAAACTCTTGTTGAACAATATAATGCTGGAGTTAGATATTTTGATATTCGCCTTAATCTTTATCGTAATTGTATTGGTGAATTTGAATGGCATTTTGTTCATAATAAAGTTGATTATGGTCTTGTAGATTGTAGTCTTTGGAAATATTTAGGTGGTATTAATGCTTCAGTTAGAGTTATCTATGACCAAAGAATTAAACCTGAAGATGCAGAAAATAAAACAAATCGTTTTCTAACTTATCTTTATATTATAAAGGATAAGTATAATGTTAATATTGATTCTGCTATAACATTTTGGGATTGGAAAGAGCATTATAAACCTACTATTGAAGTTAAAGAATATCATGCTAGTGTTAGTACTAAATGGTATCAATATATTCTTGGTACTAAATGGTTTTCTAAACATTATAATAGACGTAATATAGCAATTAATGCTTATAATGCAGTTCATGATTATAAAGTTTTACTTTTAGATTATATAGAATATGGGAATGAATAAACAATGTTACTTTGGACTTCATCATTATGAAATCCATAAAGAATTAGAAGTTAAAGATTCTAATGATACAACTGTAGGAATAAATATTGTTTCTCGTTGTAGTAATTGTGGTAAAATTAAAGTTGAATTTGTAGCTACTAATGCTGATTATTTAGTTGATAGTAGAGGTGTTAAAACTGGTAAATAAAATATTAATATTATGGGACAAAGTATTTTTGATATTGAAAGAAGTTATCTTGAAGTATTTGAAGAACTTGAAGATAATGGTGGAGAACTTACTCCTGAGCTTGAAGAAAAACTTCAATTAAACGAAGAAGAAGTTACTCGTAAAGTTAAGAATTATGTTGAGTATATCAATAAACTTAAAGCTGATAAAGCTGTTATTAAAGCAGAAAAAGACAGACTTGCTGCTTTAGATAAAAGTAAAGATAATACTATTAAATCGCTTACTAATCTTGTTTGTTATGCTATTAAAACTTTTGGTACTGAAGACAAGAAAGGTAAGAAATTCTTTGATTGGGGTAGTGGTAAAGTTAGTATTCGTCCTTCTACTTCTGTAGAAGTTAATACTAATAAAGTTGATAATATGGTTGATGTTCTTAAAACTACTTTTGCTAATGGCATTTTTATGAACACTCTTCAATGTAATGATTCTATTGACATCAATAGTCTTATTGATTCTATTCAACAAACTGCTATTAAAGAAGGAAATATTGAAGCTAGTGAAGTTGAAATTGATGATATGGATGATGTAACAATTAATGTTACTATTCCTATTCCAATGTATAAACTTCTTAATGGAGCTGGTTATCAACTTATGAGACAAGTTGGTGCTGTAGATTCTTCTAATTGGGATTTTAAGCCTACTGTTGATAAGAAAGCTCTTAAAACTAAGATTGTTGAAGAAGGTTGTACTTCTAATATTGGTAAAGTTGTTATTAATGAAAATTTAAATATTAAGTAATATGGAGATAAAGAATATTTATAAAGTTACTACTTCTTTAAAAGATAAAACTGGTAAAACTATAGAATTTAATATTGCTGGTAAAACTCTAGGAGATATTTATTATGATATTAGTTCTGTAACTTATAATGGTATAAAAATAGAAGATTATATTGAAAGCGTTGTAAATACTAAACATAAAATTCATGCTCCTACTTGGGATGATAAAGAACTTAATCCTGAATATAAACCTGAAGAAAATGCAAGTAAGCAAGAAGAATAACTTTTGGCTTGATGATTTTATATATAATCTTCAAACTATAGAAGAAAATACTACTGATAGACTTCCTGTCAAAATTGATGGGAAGTTTATTACTAGTATTGAAATAGAAAAAGGTGAAGTTAATATTAAAACTGTTTGAACTATGAGTAAATATAATAAAGGTGGTCTTCCTTGGGCTATTGGTAAAGATGTTGCTGATTGTAAAACTGCTCAAGATGTTATGATTAAAGCTGGACTTGATTGGTCTGTTGCTAAATGTGAACTTGTTGCTAAAATGCCATTTAGAATTAATGGTAATAATAATATAGACAATGATTGTTTTCAACATGATGGGAATATTTATAGAGATATGGATAATGCTTATGCAACTTATCGTACTGATATAAATTATCCTCTTGGTCTTGTTAAAGAAAAGTATGAAGTGGTTCAAAATATGGATGCTTTTAATTTCTTTAATAATGCTATTGGTGAAAATCTTGCTCAATGGGATAAAGCTGCTTGTCTTAATGGTGGAGAAAAAGTCTATGTTAGTGCCAAACTTCCTGTTCAAACTTCTGTAGCTAATAGTAATGATGTTGTTGATAATTATCTTATATTTAGTAATGGTCATGATGGTCAATCTTCTGTTGATATTATGATTACTCCAGTAAGAGTACTTTGTACTAATATGCTTAATGGAGCTATTAATCAAGCCGATTGTCATATTCGTCTTCGTCATACTAAGTCAGTTAAAGAAAAACTTGAACTTGGTGCTCAAGTTCTTAAAGTTGCTTGTGAGCATGCTCTTGATGCTCAAGAACTTTATCGTCAACTTGCTAAAGTAACTATGAGAGATGAACAAGTCTATGAATATCTTTGTAACCTTCAACTTACTCCTGCTGAGATTCAGAAATTAATGCAATATGATAATAAAAATGGTTATAAACGACTTATCAATAAAGATTATAGACTTCTTGAAGCTACTGAAATATCTACTCGCAAAGCTAATATTCTTGCTAATATGTTTGATTATTATAACGATGGTATTGCTCAGAAAGATATTTATGGTACTGCTTGGGGTGCTTATAATGCCATTACTGGCTTTTATTCTAATGTTGCTAATCTTGAAGGAGAAAAGAGAATGACTTCTCTTGTTTGGGGTTCTTCTAATAGAAATATGAATAAAGCTCTTAATAATGTTATAGCTTATGCAAGTTAGTTTTAATAATAAAATCAAAACTCCTAAACATGATGTCGGAGACCATATTCTTTACTTTGACCATGTTAAAGGTGAATTTGATTATGGTGATATAGTTCAAATTCAAGTTGTTAAAACTGAACAATATCAGACTGTAGCTTATGCTATTAATACTTCTGAAAATATTACTCTTCCTTGTGTTCCTGAAGAACTTACATTTAATAATAAATATGAAGCTGAATATTGGATTGAAGATGTTAAAGCAAAACTAAAAGAGATATAGATTAAAGTATAAGCCTTCCTACGGGCGGGCTATAGATTCTCTAGTAACTTATGTTACATATAGTACTAGAAGTATTAGAAGTGCTAGATAAACTAGAACCCCCCCGTAGAGAGGTTGATGAGTTAAAACTTCTTAGCTTTGATAATTATCTTGATGATATTATTGCTAGTTATGAAGATAATGATTATGTTTGTAATGGTTATCAGTAATATAATACTAATATATTATATATATAGAGGTTTTATAAGTATTTGATAATCAATAAGTTAAATAGCGATTTAACTTTAATTAATATCATTTTTCCCCAAGTTAATTTACTTAGCTCGGGGAAAAACCTATCTTTGTAGCATGATATTAATTAAAGTACTGAAGCTATGAATGAAGTTAATAATTATAATTCTATTATGGAAGAACATAAAGCTAAGAATAAACTTAAAGGAAGTGATATTAAAGTAGATGTAGTTTACGAAGTATTTAAAGATACTGGAAAATTTGTTTCTACTACTATTCATCGTTATTGTAGTAAGACTGCTTGTGACATAGCTTGCTATATTAGTGATACTATGCTTCCTAGTCAAACTAGTATCAAGTTTAATTCTAGAAATATAGCTGATTCTCCTATATGTAGAACAAAAGACCCTAAAACGATAAATGCAGCTATTAAAGAACTTGTTAATGTAGGTGCTATTATTAAATGGAGAGATATTGAAGGTATTCCTAATCCTCTAGATATTAGTAGAGATTGGTATTTATTAAATCCTTGTATGATTAAAGCTATAGGTTGTGAAGGTTTTAAAGAACAAGCTAATACTACTATTAAACAAATAAATAATAGCAAGCATTTTGAAGTTAATGAATATTCTGCTATAGTATATAATTTTAAAAATAATTATGAAAGTAAAAATTAAGAAACTAGTAGAGCAAGCTGTTGTTCCAGCTTATGCTAATCCTGGTGAAGATGCAGGTCTTGATTTGACTGCAACTTCTATTAAATTTGAAAATGATTGTTGGGTTTATGGTACAGGTCTAGCTTTTGAGATTCCTCAAGGTTTTGTAGGTCTTGTATTTCCAAGAAGTAGTAATCGTAAGACTGAAGCTTATCTTACTAATTCTGTAGGGGTTATAGATTCAGGTTATCGTGGTGAAGTTATGTTTAGTTTTAAGAACCGTGATATGAGAATTGAAGAACAACCTTATAATGTTGGAGATAGAATTGGTCAAATTATTATTATGCCTTATCCTCAAATTGAACTTGAAGAAGTAGATGAACTTTCTGAATCTCATCGAGGTAAAGGTGGTCATGGTAGTACTGGTAAATAAACAATTAATTTAAATAATAAAGATTATGAAGAATTGGGTTAAAAGAATGGTTGAACAACACGCTAAGACTGTTGTTGAAATTAATAAAACTGAGGCATTTCTTAATAATGCTGTAAAGGATGATAAAACTCCTAAGCACGTAGTTGCTAATATGGCTATTGTAGTTAAAAGCTTAAAGAATTTAGCTGATGCTTATCAAACTATTTTGTCTAATGAGAATGTAAAGTTCACTCCTGAAGGAGAGTATTACGAAAAGGTAGCTCATATAAAATGAAGAAAATAACTATTATAACTACTGATGGTTGTGCTGGTTGTAGTATTCAAATTAGTAATGTAAAAACAGTTCTAGAAAAGCATAAAGATGTTGCTCTAAGTATTATTCGTTTTGAATCTCTTACTAAAAAAGAAATTAATGAATATAGAAATAAAAGAGTCTATCTTAAAGACTTTCCTACTACTATATTTACTATAGATGATGTTACTACTTTTAAAATGACTGGTTCAACTGCTATTCCTTGTATTGAAAGATATGTGGAATTATATTTGAAAAAGAAATTTGTGTGACTGTTTATTCGTTTTATTTATTTTTCTTTCTCCTAGTGCTTGTGAGAGTACTAGGAGTTTTTATCTAATTGAAGATATGAATAAAAATTATAATAGAGATAAAAATATAGCTGCAATTATAATTGCAATTCTAGCCTTGATTATGATTTGTTGTTCAAGTCATAATTCAAATGATGATAATAAAGTTTATATTGATTCTTGTTGTGCTGAAGAAGATTATTATAATTTTGCTGAAGATACAACTAATGATGGATATGATACTGATTCTATTATCAAGATTGATAGTCATGGAAATATAATTAAAGAGATTCCCAAATGATTCCGACTAAATATAATGTTCCGTTATGTAAGCATTTGATTTGCTCTACAAACGAGTTTAATTCAACTTCTGAATAATTATTCAGTCGTAACTACAAATCGTTGTCACTCGACTATATTGAATCAATAGGCAATAAAATATTCTGTTATAATCTCATCTAGTTTAACATCATGATGTCATATAGAAGCCTGGCAACGATTTAATCATCAAGATGAACAATTAATCAACTAGAATCAATTAAGCCACTAGAGAAGAAATTAAAATATTAAATAATATATTTGTATAAGTAATTGTATAATTTGATGGTTATTAGTTATTTTACCAGCAGTGGCTGGATTACGAATTTAAGTTATTAAACATTGTGAGGTGGAGTTTGACCGTGAGGTTGAGCTTCACCTTTTTTTTAATCATGGAAAGCGACACTAAATCGACATATACGAAAAACCCCTAGATTATCATCACGACAACCTAGGGGAACGGCAAACACGTAATTGTTTGAGTAAGTAATTTATTCGCACATTCAACACGTTTAAGACATCTTGTTTCACTTTTAAATATATAACTATTACGATAAGTTGGAGCAACAAGAATCGAACTTGTATTAGAAGAACCAAAATCTTCTGTACTACCTTTATACTATACTCCAATGTTCGCATATACTTGAAGATGTTTTTGATTACCATCGCAAAGATAAGAATTTCCTCCTATCTAAGCAATAGTAATCTAAAGTTTAACTTATATTATTTAATTAGCAACTTCTCTACGGGCGGGCTATCGTATAGAATTAGCTATATCATCAACAGGAATAAAACCTAAAACATTCTTTCCAAGTTTATAATAAGAATTACTCTTATCAAGACCAGCTATATTACTATAAGCTCTATAAATAGGAATTTGTCTAGTTGTAAGTACAAAGAGTTTATTCTCTTTAGCATAACGTCCACTAGTATAATCCCAATTATAATCATCACCTTGAATAATGCCTTCTGCTATAATACCCATAGCTTTAATTAAATCACTAGGCATAGTTTGAGCAGCAATAGGAGAACTATAAAGCTTTTTACCTTCAGTAAATATGAAAGGAGGAGTGTACATCATAGCTTGACTTGCAAGACTATCTGCTTCATAAAGAAGAAGATTAGCTGTAGTACTATCTTCTAATTCTTTATCATCCCATATACATCTAGTAGCAAGAGCTACAGCCACGGCTGCTACTGCACCACAAGCATTGCCCATTGCTCTAAGTATAGCTGCTCTTTGATAACGAGGAAGAATATTCCAATTAGTTTTAAAGTTACTTGCTAAGTCAACATAACCTTTAAATAGAGTTTGAAGACTTTCAAGAGCTTCAACTTGTTTATCGTTAAGTTCTCTTTCAGCTTTCATTTTACGAATAGGTAAAGAAAGAAAATCTAATAGAGCAGGACCACAACCAATAGTCATAGCACCTCTTTCTTCATTAAAATAACCTTGTCTTCTAAAATGTTTAAGAATACCAGGATAAATATGTTTATGATATTGCATAGCAAGACTACCCCACCAATTCTTTTCAGCTTGAGCTGCACCAAGTCTATCATATACACCATGAATTTCTTTATTAACAGAAATAACTTTACCTTTAAATTCTCCAAGAAGTCTATAAGCATCAGACACTTCTTTATCTTGAGATTTAGCATCAAGGTCAGCAAGAATACTACCATCTTTAAAAGCAAGTTTTCCATCTTTAAGGTCTAGTTGTTCCATTATCGTTGGGTTCTTCTTGAACTCTATTTCTGCTTTCTTTTCTAGTTCCTTCTTTTTATCTACAAATTGTTTCTTCTTATCAGCATATTTACCAGTAAGATAAAGATAAGCAAATTCAGTAGTAAAATCTTTACGACCAAATACATAATCTTTAAGCTTATTGGCATCATCTTTTACAGAAGAAATAAATTCATTAAACTTAGCTTCAAGTTCAGTACCATCTAGAATTTGTTTCATAGCATCTTCATGGCATTTAGCTATATATTCATACCTATTCATAGCACGATATGCTACTTTTCCTCTATTTACATTATCTGCAACAGGTACAAGTCTATTAGCAAACATCATACTAAACATAGCTCCATTTTGCATAAAATGTTCACCCATAGCATTAGGAGAATAAAGGAAGTTTCTAAATCTTTCAAAAGCAGTACCAGCATCAAGTTTATTTCCATCACTAATTCCAGCTAATTGGTCAAAATCTACAACATTAAATTCTTTACAGATAGCATCTGCAAGAGTTGTAGATTTATCATTATAAAGACCTCTTAGGAAACTAGGTACAGCATTAACCCACATTTCTTTACCTTTAAGATAATCAGATTTATCAAAGAAATCTTTAGCTATATATTCTCCAGCAATAGAAGATTCACCTACAGTAATATTACCAATACCACCAGTTATATTAAGCATCATAAACTTAGCAGAAGTAAATGCTTGCATAACACTAGCAGCTTTAGTATAATTAGCATTGCTTTCTTTAAACTGATTATATATTAATCTTCTTATCCAATTTTCATATTGACCTTGAAGTCTAGTATCTTTTTGTTTAAGATAATTAATTTCATCTTTAGCTCCTCTTTGACCATCTCTTTTAAGATTAGACCAACCAAGATTCTTTTCATATACTTCCATTCTATCAAGCATTTCTTTTCCATAGAATAACATATACTTATTATCTTGAATTGCATTAAAATGAGCAGCTTGAGTTATAAAGTTACTAATAACTGTACGATAATCTCTATTCATAAGAGCTTCATGAATTGCTTTATTTTTAGATTCAGCTTCTTCAATTCTAGCATTATAATCAGCCATTGCTTTATTGTATTCCTCTTCATCAGTATAAGAAGTTCTATTAGGTTTGGTTTTTCTAATATTCTCTATATTAATAGAATCTTTACTACGAAGTTCTTTCATAAGCATAGGCATATCTATAGTTCTATCATCAGCATAATCTATATGATAAAATGGGTCACGACCATTTTGAAGTTTATCACTATAACCTAAGAACTCTAAGAATTGACTTCCCCACCATCTAGCATTATGTTCTCTACCTTTACTCATCATAGGCATATATCCATGACCTATATATCGTTTAGCACTTTCAGTCTTAGCAAGACTTCTAAGAGTACTATTTAAATAATCAAGAAGTCTTTGTTGATGAGAATTAAGAACTTTATTACTATCATAAGTAGTATCAGTAGATTTCTTATAATTATCTATATTTCCTAAACCTTCTCTATAATTAGCATTTTTATATGCACCTTTAGGTTCAAGTTCAGTTTGAGAATAACCAGCTGTCCAAGTACCATTGTCATATCTAGGAATAACTTGAGTTTTTCTCCATATAAGAGTAGGTTCAAAAAGATGAGTAAAAGGATTATAAACATGATTACGTTCATACCATTCTTTAAACTCTTTATCTCCTTTAGCTCTTTGTTTTTTAAGTTCAGCTTCATAATATGGAGTATTTACAGTTTCAAGATATTTACCAATAGTATTAAGAGCTTTAGTCTTAGCTTCCATTTCTTGACGAAGTGCAGCAGCTTTCTTTCCACTCTTATTTTTTAAATATTTATCCATATCTACTTTAAGAGCAGAATATAAATATCTATTAGGAACTCTAGGTTTACTTTCATCATAAACTATATTTCCTTCACTATCTGTAACTACTTGGAACTTATCATCAACTTTAGGAATACCCATCATATTAACTCGTTCCCAAGCTTTATAATATTTATCTCCTTTAGCTTTAGCTCTTTCTCTTTCAAGATTAAAAGCAGTTTCATTATAAGAATTTAAATCGACATAATTTCTAATAAACCAACCAATCGACTTACCATTAGTACCATCTACTGTTTTCTTAATTCCAGCAAATAATGGTTGATAAGCATCATAAAGTTTATTTAAATCTTCCTCAGTCATTTGAGAAGTTTCAATATGTTTAGTAGATACATCATAATAAGGTCTAAGAATATCATTTACTTGCTTTACAATCTTTTGATATTCTTCATTAGGAATACCATTAGATGACATTCTTCTATAAATTTCAGTAGGATAAACAGTGTTATCTTCAGGAGCATTACTTATTAATATTCTGTCACTACAAGTACCAAATTTGTTTATATCGTATTTACGTTCTGCTTCTTCTTTTATTTTTTGTTGATATTCGTCAGAATATGCAGAACCATCTATACGACCATATTCATCATAAGTAACTTTTCCTTCTTTAACAAGTTTCTTAGTGACAGCTTTAAATACTTCACTTCTATTACCTTTATATCCTAAAGACTTATAAGCTTCATGTATCTCTTTTTGAATATCAGGGTCAATAGTCCATTTAGCATTAGCTGCTAACCAAGCTTTAGCTCTTTTATAATCTTCATTTGCTTCAAGTTGAGATACTGGAACTCTAAGTCTTCCATAAGCATCACGAGCTTCAGCAGTTTCAATTATATCAAGATTCTTATTAAGTTGTTCTTCAAAACCTTTCTTTACTTTATTATCATTATATTTATTTCTTATTTCATTAATCTTAGCTAAATAGTTATCTAAAGCTTTGCAATCAGCATAATTATTAGTACGAGCTTTTCTATATCTTTCTTCATCTACTATTTCTATAACTTCACCTTTATCATTAACTCTTGCTCCAGGATAACCTATAACAAAAGATTCTTTTTCTTCATAAGTATTAAAATCTATAGTAGAACGAAGTTCAAGAATTTTACTTTGTAAATCTTTAAGTTTAGATTCATCAGCAGGGTCAAGAACTCCATTAATTCTACCTTCATTTATCTTTGCTATCTGAGCACGAAGTTTAGTATATTCTTCAAATATAGGCATATGATGAGCAATCATTTCTTCATCATTATCATAAAGTTCTTTATAATAGTCATCTACAAATCTTCTATTAACATGGTCTAATAAGAACTTATCATATTTATGTTGAGCAAGAATATAATCTTTAGGATTGTCAATTCTATTAGCTTTAGCTTCTCTAAGTTCTTTAGCTATTGCTTTATAATCAGATTCAAACTTTTCATTATAAGGACGAATACTTCTACCATCTTTATCAATTATATCATCAAAAGAAAGATTAACTCCGTCTCTTCTAGCATCAGCAAAAATCTTATCTAGTTCTTTATTAAAACTTTCTACTCGTTTCATTGCTTGCATTTCTTTAGCTCTAATATCAGCCATTACATTTCTAGTAATAACTTGCACAAAAGCATTACCAGAATCTTGTAAATCACCAACCCAAGCATCAAACCAACTAGTAGAATGAAAGCCATCAAATACACTAATAATATTATTTTGAATCATTGGATTATCACTAAGTTTAGCAAGATAATCAGTAGCAAATAATGTTTCAGCTTGTTCAAGATTAGAACTATTAATAAGAGACTTAATGTTATCTTGAATCTTCTGAATATAATTAATAGTATTATCTGATTGTTTAGTCTTATCAACTTTAACAGAAACAATATCTCCATATTTAGTAATTAAAGCTCTAGCGTCAAGAAGAGTTTTTAAGAAACGTCTTTGTTCCATAGGATTGTTTCTAATATAATTAATAGTTTCAGCTTCAACTACAGAATGATAATGACCATTCTCATCAGCAAAAAATTGATTCAAATTAGAATTAACTTGTTCAACTTTAGTTCTAACATAATCACTAATTGCACCATAAACTTTTTCTTCTTCATTACTAAATTGAACTTTCTTACCTTCAAATCCTTTTTCCCCTAATTTACGAACTTGACGTCTAGCTTCATAATCACCTTCATTTGCTCTACGAGACATATCTCTATAAGCGTCAATACTATAATCAAGAATAGTAGCATATTTCTTCTCATTAGTATCAAGAATAATATTTTTATTCTCAACTTTAGGAACTTCTTTAACTACTACAGTATTTGGAGCAACTATTATTCCTAAATCACCAAGACGACTAATTTCATTTGGAGAATATTTTCTAAATACAAAATTTGTATCTATAGTTCCATCATCTCCAGTTTCAGCATCTATATAATTAGAAACTATATGTTGTTGATGTCCAAATCTATAATTTACCATTCTACTTAGATAAATGTTTTGTATAGTAAATTCCTTACCATTAGATGTAGGATATTTAGCAACTATATCTTGAATAGCTGCTCTAGCTGCACCTTCATTATATTTATCAGGATGATTTAAATCAAATACTCTTTCATTCTTTAGTTTCTTATATTTAATTCCAAGATTGTATTTAGAAGCAAGTTCATTTATATCTTCTAATTCAAGATTTTCACCATTATTCTTTTCAATCTCATTGATATAATCAAGATAAAAAGCTTCAGGTTTAAACTTATTATTTTCTTTAGTAAGACTTATTCCTGAAGTTTCATTTTCATCAAGTTTATTAATAGGATAAGCATAAACAGTTGTACCTATAGATTGAATCTTATAAAGAATACTTCTATATTCTTTATCAGCAGTTTTCTTAGTTTTAATTTCTACATAACTATTGCTTCTAAAATCATTAGGAATTTGTCTAGTAGAAGTGTCAGTTATAACACCATATTTAATAGCAAGTCTTCTATCTTCTTTAAGTTTATTCAATCTATCTTTAAAATCTTTTATTTCTTTAGAAATACGTTTTCTTTCTTCTTCATCAGTTTCATTATTAATCTCACCTTGAAGCTCAGAAATAGTATTTTCTAAATCAGTAGTATCAGATAAATCAAATCTAAGAAGTTCTCTACTTTTTCTATTTTTATTAAGTTCATTAACTAGACGTTTACCTACTTTAGTTTTAGTTTCTGTTTTATGATAAATAAATGAAGCATCACTATGTGAACGAATATAATCTTCAGCAACACCGTAGTCACTTACTTTATTATTAAACTCTTCAAGTATTTGTTTAACTAAACTAACTCCACCGAAAAGACTATTATCTTTAAGACTATCATTAGTAATAAACTTATTAATAGCATTTCTTCTCATTTTAAAATTTTCAACTACAAAAGCATATTTAATCATATCTATTGCAGCAAGTTTAATAAGAGGATTATCACTATTAATTGCTTGGTCAAACATCATATATGCAGTTTCAATATCAACAGTATCATCTTTAAAACTAATAGTTTGTTTAGATTGACCAGTTTGTTGAGCTTCATATTGATTAAACAAATTTACTTTGCAAAGACCAAATATACCAGCATCTTCAGTATTAACTTGAAGCCAAGCTACTTTTTGAGCTGGAGTAAGTTTAGCAAACGTTTCAATTTCTTTTTGTGTAGGATAAACAATATCATTGACTGCAAACTTAATGTCACTAGAAGCGTTATAACCAAATATTCTTTGACGTTCAGCTATTTCATCACTATCATTGTTTAAACTAAACTGAGCAAAAGTACCATCTTGATTAAAAATAGGATTAACAGTCATTCTTATAGCAGGAGTATTATTATATATTCCACTAAGAACATATTGTTGAAAATCAGAATATTCTTTCTCATTTATTTGTCTAGTATTATCACTAAAAGAATCTTCAAGACTATAAATTATATCTTTAAACCAATTAGCTTGAGTATCAAAAAGCATACTATTAATACTAGTAGAAGTAGAAGTAGCATATTTTAAGAAACAATGAAGCGAAGGATAAGCTGAATCTGAATCAATACTTTGAGTCATATAATGATATAAATCATAAGATTTAATACCATTGTTATCAACAATAAGCCCAGGATATATAGATTCAAGAAATGAAATAGAACTACCATCTTCTTTAGTAACATCAAGAACACTATGTTGTCTAGCATTATCTCCATTTACAATAGTTTCAATATCTCTAAAAACTTTATTAGTTGCAAATATAGTTTGTTTAGCTCCAAATCTATCAGGATTACAAACTCTTGCTAAACTACTAATACCTTGAGCAAGTTTATTAATATCATTATAAGCAAAGAGAATATTAAGGTCAAATAACAATCTTTCTACGGGGGGGTTAGTTTGACCATCTTCTTCATTAATTCTTGCAGCTAAATCATCGTAGTCAAGAATAATTCTATTATTATCTGTAAGACTATAATTAGTTTTAAGTACAGTATTAATTTTATCTATAGCTTTTTGTACACTATCTTCTTCAGTTACACCTATATTAAGTTCTATAGCTAGTTTCTTAATAGCGTTCTCAATAGGTTTAGAAGTTTCTTCTACATAAATAGATTTATTAGCATTATATTCATTAACAATTCTAGTAATAGCAGGCTGCATAATAAATGCACAAGTAGTATCATAATTACTACCAATATCAGGAAGAGTTTTATATACAGCAAAAGTAAAATCATTTACGTTAGGTATAGCACCTTCCTTTACTGCATCAAGAATATGAGCAGTAGTTTGAGAAGTATAAGCAGTAAGAATACGTCCATCTACATTTTTATTGTCTTCAGACCAACCTATTCTAGTATGAGTAATAGTACATTTACTATTACCTAAATCTTTAACGTTATCTTTACCGAATCTATTAATAAGTTCTTTAAGTTGTTTATTGTCTTTATAATGATAATTAATTTGAATAGTATTATCAGAATTAATAGTTGGTCTAACTGTGTTACATACTGACACAAATGTATCACGAGTGACACTAAATGCTTTAAGTTTAGCACCACTCATAACATCTTCCTGATAATCAGCTTGCTCAAGAAAATCATAAGGACTTCTAGCTTTACGAATTTCTTTAACTACAGGATTGATAACTTTATCACGTGCAGAAATAATATCATCAAAATTAGAACGAGAAAGATTCTCTTCAAGAGATTCATCAGATTGAAGAATATCAATCATATCATCAAGAAGTCTATTGTTACGAGCATTACGAGTATTAGCATTTTCAACATTTTGACTAAGATACTCATCATAAGTCATAAGACCAAGCTTCTTAGCAGCATTATTAAATTTATCAATTCTAGCTTGAAGAATAGCTTTTGCTTTATCAGACTTAAAGTTTTTCTTATTAATATATTCGTTACTAATAGAATCAACCATATCTTCATGAATAGATATAAAGTTATTATCTGCTTCATCAAGATTGGATTTATTCTCACGAATATAATCAGCTACAAACTGAAGTTGTTTAAGATAACTATCTTTAGTAAGTTTACCAGTCTTTTCATTCTTTACAGCTTGAGATTCAAATGCAGTATGAGCATCCTTTACAAGTTGTTTTGTTTCATCAGAAAGAGCTTCATAAGCTTCAGATTCTTCAGCAGAAAGTTCTTTACGAGACTTTTCAAATTGTTCATCTATTTCTTTATTAAGTTGTTCAAAAGCAGCTTTAACTGATTTATCTTTAATCTTATCAGCTTTTTCAAGATGTCTATTTACATAGTTAGCATAATCGTAAATATCAAGAGTTTCAGAATAAGACTGTTTTCTAATATTACCACGCTTATCTACATAACTACTATATTGAATACCATATACAGAGTCAATATCAAAGTCAGAACCAGTCTGTGAAACCCAATCATCAGGAACTACAATAGTTGAACCTTGAGCATCATCAAGGAAACCAACTACTTTCATAACACAAACAGATTGCTTACCTTCAGTAGGAATACGATAACCAATAAGAGTATCAAGACTAGCATCCTGAAGCTGTTTCAGAAGTCCTCCTATAATATTTCCGTTTTCATCTCTAATTTCATCAGCTTCTTTATAACTTCCATCTTCATTCTTAGCAAAACCAAAATTAGACTTAGGAAGCATAATTTCAATATATCTCTTACCATTTGGATGATATTTAAGTTCTTTGTTTATTGTACTACCTTTAACAATATGTTGTTTATCAGCTTTAAAACCTACATTAGTAATCTGAGCAGCATGGAAACCGGGAAGTTTTTGACGAGTAATATTTCTATTAAATACAGACTGACTAACACTTTCAAGTTTACTAATAGCATTACTAAGAATCATTGGCATATTAGGATTTGGTCTTCCTGTCATAGGATTAACAACTTCATTTTCAATAAGAGTTACATAATCCATCATATTACTATCAAGACCAAGACGCATACATTCTTCTTTAAGCTTAGAGAAGAACATCTTATAATCTATACCACTAATAGTACCATCGTCATTAAATTTAATATTGCCATTTTCATCTCTTGGAATATTAATTTCATCAGCTAAAGTATTAAAACTATCTTTAATATTAGCCGAGTAAAGTCTAAAGAACTCTTGTTTCTTAGCATAAAGAGGACTTAAAGGACTAATATTATCGATAATCTTTTTCATTATCTGAATACCAGCTTTATTCTCAGCATCCATATGTTGTGGAGTTTCTTGCTGAGTATAAAGATGATTATAATCATAATATTCAGCATAAGCTTGAGCGTGAGCATTAAAGTCATCAATATGTTCTTGAGTAACTTCACCAGTTTTAGAATCAAATATTTCAAGCACTCTAGCTTTACCAGCTTTACTTGTCTCTTCAGTATTAAGTTGGTCAATATTATTATCTTTCATAAGATTATAAACTTGTTCAAGTTGAGTACCTCTAATAAATCTAGGAACAAGAACAAATTCAGCATTCTTAATTTGACGAGGAACAAATTTCTTACTTATAGGGTCAAAGTATTGGTCATAATAAAAATTCTTCTGAACTTGAACAAATTCTTTAATATCTCCACTACTAAGAGGTTCGTCATTTTGAATCTTTTCAATAAGAGGTAAATACTTAGTTAATTGTCCACGACCAGCTACACGACGAACCCATTCTTCAAATGTAATATAAGACTGAGCATCGTTTACAGTAGTACCAGTGAAACCACCACCACGCTTAATACTTCTATCTTTATTTAATTCTGGAGTACCATCAGATTTATATTGAATAGGTCCGCCCATCAAATCTCTAGCTTGTTCAATAGTAAGACCTGCGTGTTTAACAAGGTCTTTTACTAAAGTACCATCTGCTCCTTCAGTATGTCCATCAGGAAATTGTTTTATTACTTTACATTCTTCAGAGGTTCTAATTGTATTCTTAATAGTTATACCTCTAAACTTAGTCATTTGTTGAACATCAATAGGATTCTTAAAACTAGCAAAACGTTTTTGAATTTCGCCATTATTAAGAGGAGAACCTACTACAGCTAAAGATTCACTAGCGTAATCGCTAGCGTAATCACAAAAACCATAAGGTACACCACTAGCTTGACTTTCCTTACTACGTTTCAAGAAAGTCTGAGTATCTTTATAAAACTTAGTATCTCCTTCAAATAAATCATTAAATGAAATATAAGCAAGTCTATTATTAAGAACAAAATCAGCTACGTTTTGGTCATTAATAAGACCAGCAACATCAAGACCCTTATAAGTATCAAATTTTTCAACTTGTTGATTAACATAATTAGTTATAAACTTACTAATCATTTGAGTAACTTTATCATTTTGTTCTTTAGATAGATTAACTTGTACTTTGTCGCCATCAGAAGTAAAAGGAATATAAGCATCAATATCCCCCCCGTAGAGAGAACTGAATAGTTCATTCATTAAATTTTGAGCTACATTTGTAGTCGTACCATCATTATTAGTTATACTAAATCTATCATCTTTAAATAGACGACCAGTAAAAGTAAGACCTTTAGTTTTATCATTATATTCAACAAAATGTTTATGTCCTTTACCTACTTCATATACAGCGTAAGCTTTACGAGCAGATTCTTCATCAAATCCCCAACCTTCTTTAAATTTAGGTTCTCCAAATTTATGGTCTGGACTTTCACCTTCTTGCCAACGTTGAATCCTACCATTAGCATCAGTAACAAACCATTGATTAATATTATGAGCCATATCAGTAAGTTCTTGAATAAAAACATTACGATATTGTTGGAAAAGAGGATGATTAATATTAATCTGTTTATCTATAATAACATCTCCTATCTTACCAGTACGATTAGCTTCACGTCTAATATTAGATACAAGACTTTGACGAACATCAGAACCAAATTCATTTCCTATATGATAAGGTTTAGCATTTGTAATATAAACATTATTATCAGCATCAAATTCAGCTTTACCTTGAAGTACATATCTTTCTTGATTTCCTAATTCATCTGTATATGTATAACCAATAGTAATATTATCTCCATTACGATAACTTCCTTTATGATTAGTATCTTTAAGAATTTGATAGTCTCTAATCTTACGTCTATTAATTCTAGTAGCACGTAAATCTCTAATCATTTGATTATAATCTTCACGAGATTCAACTTTGATAAATTGTTTAAGTTGAGCCTCAGTAGGAGACTTTTCTACTTTAGGTATATCAGTCAAAACTTTATTAATAGCTGCTTCAACTTCTGCATTATTTTCTATAGTAAATAAATCTCCATAATTAGCATCATGATAAGCATATCTAGCTGCTCTAACAATAAAATTCTTAGGAGCATCAGAAGGAATGCGCATAAAATAATTAGCTAGATTAATATCATATTTATTATCACTATCAAAATCTTTCTCAGTATTAAAGAAATTAGCAAAACCAGTATAAACATAATCTCCTTTACTCATTCCTGAATAAAGAACATTTTCACCTGTATTAGGATTACCAGCACCATTAAACAAACTAATATTAAGAAGTTGTCTAGCGTAAGCAGTTGGAGCATATTTATCTCCTATTTTCTTAAATAATCCATAAACAATAATCTTATCATTGGCATTTCTTTGTTCAAGAAGAATATTACTAAGATTATATTGATTGCCTTGGAACTTATAATTACCATATTGAATTAAAGCTTCAGGAGAAAGTTTACCTTCAGCATCAGTACTCATTTCAGTTCCATTAAGAGCATTCATAAGATTAGTAAGCATAGAACTGTTTATAATGTCAGAACTTTGATTACCAAGAACATTACGAGAATTAAATTGAAGAGCAATACTAGAATATGGTTCAAGAAGTCCAGCAAGTTCATTAGCATTAGCTATACTTTGTTGACTAATAATACTTTCGTGAGGAATAACTAATTTAGCATTAGGGTCTTCTTCAAGAGCAAATCTATATTTACGTTTAGCATCTTCATTTTCTTCTCTATATTGTTGATTAAGAGTTGCAGCTTTGGCTGTGCTTGCTAAATTATTTATAAGAATATTAGCATTTGCTATAACACTAACTTTACCATTAATTTTATTAGTTCTAAGGAATGAACCAATAGAATTTTTATCCATATCAGGATAATATGTATGAAGAGCTTGAGATAAATTAGATTCTATACCACTAAAAGCTTCTTGCATACGAATATCGTTGTTAGTCTTAAGTCCGCTATTATAACGAGTTATATATTTGTTTACAATATCTATAGCTTCCGTAGCATGATTCTCAAGATTAGTAAGAGAAGTGTGCTTAATATTATTTTGGAAACTAAATCTTAATGATTGAGTACGACTAGCTTCTTTATTAGAAGATATAGCATGGACTTCTTTGTTACCTTCAACTCTAGTTTCAGTTTTAGGCATAATACTTCTAATAAATTGACGTCTAAAAGAATAAGCAAAATCTTTATTAGATTTAAGTGTATCTACAAGTTTAATAAGACCTGCCATTTCTTTATTATTATTAGCTATATTTTCAATAGACTTAATAAAAGAAGGAACATTATCTCTACTACATTGAGAAATAATTGTAGCAATAGCCTTTTTACCATCAATAAAATCTAATGTACCAAGAGGATTACTTCTATCATAAGAATATTTTCCATCAACTTTAGCTGTAGAAGTAAGTTTAGGAATAGTAAACATGATAAGTCTAACACTATCATCAATACCATTCATAAAATTACTACCCATACCACTATTATCATCCCATCTAGCAGTAGTAGTATCTACATCATATTCTTTATTAGTACCATCTACAAAGTCTTGATTATCATCATTGACAAATGTGTCTTCTGTTAAACCTTCTTCGTCAAATCTTTCATCAACAGAATCATCAGATTTAGTTCTAAGAAGACCAAGACGACTATCTCCAGCATATATTGCATTAAAGAATTTAGCTTTGTTAGTAAGCATTTCTTTAAACATAGCAAGAGTGTTTCTATCTTCAATAGGAAGAGTTTGAAAATCTTTATCTATAGAAAGAAAATCTTCATTACTTTTATAGCTAAGAAGTTGATTTGTGGCTCTAAGTGTATTTTCTTTTGTACTAGGAACATTTCTAACTTTCATAAGTTTTGTAGCTAATTGTTTAGCAATAAACTTGATAGTTCTATTTGCATAATAATTAGCTCTATCATCTTTATGGTCAGAATCTTTTCCTTTAAGAACATCAGATATATAGAAAGTCAAAATATTATTAGCAGCAACTCTATTAGCTGCAACTTTAGCTTGACTATTAGCATAACCAAATCTCTGAATAGTATCAGCATATTTAGACTTACTAGTTTGATAAGCAACATTAAAATGTTTAGATTCATAGAAATCCATAGCATCTTTTGCTGCATCATCAGTTTTACGATAATCATCAAATTCTTTAGTAAATCCACTATCTGTATTAGGATTATAAACTAGAGCTGTAATAGTGTTAAACTTTACATTATTAACTCCACACATTTCTTTGAGACGGGTTCCAGTCTCAGTAGCAGCAAATCTTTTTGCATCTACATTACAACTACCATTCATAGCTTTAATTTTATTATTATGTTAAACGAAAAAGTTCTAGAGGCTTTTAAAATGTCCTCTAGAACCATGAATTGTTATTAATGAATAATCTATCGACAAGTGATAGAAACTTCTCCTTGCTCTATCAGTGAAGCAAATTTGGCTTGTTCTGACAATGGAAGACTTGTAATAGAATCGAAAACTGTTGAATATGATGAAATACTTCTATCAGGAACAGAAGAATAATCTATATCTTCATCTTCATCAAATTCATCTTCTGTAACTTCATCAACATTATCATCTATAAGTCCATTATCTTCTGACTTATCTTCATCTTCTTCTGATTGAAGTGTTTCTTTAGGAATATCTTCAGTTTCACTTTCTTGTTGTGGTACAACATTATCAATTTTTGTTTGTTCAGTTTCATCTTCTTTAAAATTTAAAGTTCCTTCTTGACTTTTACTTTTAGTTTTTTTCTCATTACTAAATGCTTTAGCAAGAGTATTAAACTCTTTAGCTCTAAGAGATTCATCAGCTATATCAAATCCAAATATATTATTGATAAACTCCATAATCCTTTGCCATATAGATTTAGTACCTTTATTAAGATGCTCACCTTCTACATGAACAGAATTAAGATATTGAATAAGACCTTCAGAAGTAAGACTTTCTACTATAAATTCTTCAATAGCAGTATCTTCTTTATTCTTATCAAGAAGCTTATCAAACTTATATTCAGCTATATGATTAATAAATTCTTTAGCATGATTTTCATCTTTGAAAATATTATCATGTCTAGCATTTACTTCATTGAATTTACCAGCAGCTAAATCAAGAATATCAGCATCTATAGCTTGAGTAAAATCATCATAAATAGTTTTAAGTTGTCGTTTAGCTTTAGCTTTATTACGACTAGCATTAATTTGTTTATGAAGATTTTCATGAATTAAAACTCTAGCAGCACGATTACCACCACCAAGATTAGAATTAGAAGCTATATTAAGCCAATCTTTACCTACAACAATACTATTTGTTTTAGGGTCAAAATAAGCTACAACTCCAGGGTCACCATTTTCTTTAGTTTTTTCTGCTTGAATTGCTTCATCATCAAAAGTAATATTTTCAGGAAACAAACCATCAAGAACAGTTGAATATTTATGACCTTTAACTTTATTTTTAAGAGCTTCATAATTTTGTGTTGCTTGGTCTGACATTAATCGTTCTGCAATAGCTGCACCTTTAGAAACAATATCTTTATCGTTAAGTATATTAGTAATATCTGCTTGAAGAGTATCAGTAGGAGTAGATTCATCAAGTTCTTCTACGGGGGGGTTCTCTTGCTCTAGTTTATCATGTATCTCTATATTCAAAGTTTGATTACCACCTTGTTTTCTAATAGCAACTCTTCTATAATTAGAACTATTCTCTTGAGCTAAATCTACTCTAAGAAGATTATTACCAATAAGAAATCCATTATAAGAACTAGTGTTTATATTAAAAGCATTATTTCCATTATAAGCAGAAATATTAATATGAAATCCTTCATTATCATAATGAATAAATTTATTCTTAATAGGCATACTTCTATTATTATCAGCAGCTACAAGAGTAGAATTTATATTAACTCTAGTATTTTCTCTAATATCATCTTCGAGTAAAAGTCTAGCTTCAGCAAATGCTACATTTCTTTTACCTTCAGAAGTTTCAACTTTAATCATATTAGGAACATTACCTAACTTATTCTTAGCAAATAAAGTATATTTATTTCCATTATCACAAATAAGTTGAACATTTCCATAATTATCATAATAAACTCTTATACCAGCAAGAATGCCATTTTTATCAAAAGAATAAATATTAGCAATTAAATCTCTAACGTCATTCCAATCGTTAATATCTTTTATATTGTCAAGTCTTTCTTGAACTTGACCTATAACAGATTCAACTAAAGTTTCAAGAACTTGATTTCTAGGTATTTCAGTTTCTCTACCATTATGAATATATGTCATTGGTCTAAGAGTAATAGGATAAGCTGCAACATAATCAATAGTACCATTTGTATTAGGAAGACAAAGATATGTTTGATTATTTCTAGAACTTCCAGTAGTACCATAAGTTTGATTACCTAACCCAGATATTAAAACATAACCATTAGTACCTACACCAATATAAGCTTCTGTTCCAGCACTCAAAGCTGTTGCAATAGGAGCTGCAACTTCTGCTGTATTTCTAGTAGTTCCATCTGTCTTAAGTTCTTTATCTTTAGCTCTTATTACTTCACCTTTAGACATCATACCTACAGTAATTCTAAACTCACCATCAGCAATCATATTAGCAGCAGATATTTCAGCTCTAAGTTTATTATAATAATTATCTATAGAACTACCTAAATCTTCATGAAATATATCAGTATCGTCTTTAAATTCATAATTATATCTCCATATTTTAGCAATACCTTCTAAAGCTTTATCATAAGTAGAACCTTGTTCTTGATTTATTTTTAGAATACCAGCTTTAACTGCTTGTTGTATTCTAGGATGAGTTGCAAAAGCAGTAGCTAATTGTTTACGTTCTTCTTTTGTAAGTTTATCGAAAGCCGCTCTATAAACAATATCATCGAGAGTAGCAAAATCTCCTTCACGACTAAGAACTTGTTTAAAGAAAGTTTTAGCAGCTCCATCATTCTCTTCTCTAGTTAAATCTAATTCATGTAACCAACAATCAGCAACTCTAGTATTTCTACCAGTAATGGGATTTACAGCAGATAATGCTTGCCAACCTATAGTAACACCATTATGTTTATAAAGAATAACTTGAGTGGATTTATTACCTTTATTACCTATTTCTACTTCAAGTTCATCTCCAGATTGAACTAAAGATAATTCTTTTTCAGCAGCTTTTATACCATCTTCGTCAAGAACTTCAGAAAGATTATTGATATTAATCTGATTAAGATAATTACCAGTAATTCTTTCTATATTTCTTTGATAAGTAGTTTTATGACTATCTCTTAAATATCCAGCTCTATCTACTTGATTTTCATCAGTAAGAACAAATAATTGTTTTGCTTCATCAGTTTTAAGATAATTCTTAATAGCATCAAATATAAAATCAGAAGATTCAGCTCCTTGTGTTACATTTTCAACATATCTAAGAATATCTTCAAGACGACCATAATATTTTCCATTACGTAAAGGAAGATTTACATTAGAAGCATATTCCTTAAGAAAATCATTGGCTACTTTATTATATTGTTGAGTAAGTTCATTAAATCTATCAAGTGCTTTATCAGCAGTCATTATAATTAAATCAGGAATAGAAGCAAATTTCTTACTCTTAGCTTTCATCATTTGTTGAACTTTCTCAGGAAGTTTAAACCACGTATCAGTCATTTCTTTAGCTTCTTCTTCACTAAATCCAAGTTTAACAGCTTCATCAATATATTCTTGTTTAGCAACAGATAAATCTAAATCAGGATTACTCTTAACATCATTAAGAATCTTTCTACTCATTCTATCTTTAAATTCATCTTGTTCTTCAAGAGTAGGACCTTTCTTTTCTTCAACTTTAGTTTCTTCTTTAGGTTTAGTCTGAGGCTCTTCTTCAGGTTTAGTTTCTTCTTCTGTTTGATTAGCTTGGTCATTAGATGTTTGACTTCCAGTTTCTATTGAGAACCCCCCCGTAGAAGAGTCTGCTGTATTTTCATTATCTTGAGTTTGTTCTTCTTTTTGTTTTTCAGCTTCTTCTAGAGATTTTTCATAAGCATCTACATCAGCTTGAGTACCAAGTTTACCTCTCTCAAAAGATACAACATTACCTTCATTATCAAATTTAACATAAGGGTTATAAACTATTTGAACTTCAGGATTAGTTGCAATATCAGTATTGGTATAAAATCTATCATCAGTAATACTTGTACCAGTAACTTCATAAGTTCCATCTTCTCCAGCTATAAGTTCATATCCATTATCTACATTATTAGCTTTTGTAGGATTGCCATCAGTATCAAATTTGAAATCTATTGATTTCTTTGGTGTGAACTCTTGTTTCTGTTGAGTAACATTCGTTTTTTGCTTATTTGCTGGCTTTGTATTCGATTGTTTATTATCAGATGATGAATTATCCACCGATTGTGATTCAGTGGATTCTGTATGCTTTTCTGTGTCTTTTTTTGTCGATGATTGATTATTACTTGTATTATCTTGACCATTAGTGTCAGTACTTGTATCTACACTATCATCTTTAGTAGTATTATCATCAATAGTTTTATCTTCAGAATCTTTAGCTTTATTTCTAGCATCTTTAATCTTATTACGCATATTAAGTAACTCTTGAATCTGTTTTCCAAGACGATAATTAAGACCAGAATTAAGATGAAGTATATCAAGAGCTTCTTTAAAAGATGACTTTTCAGAAGTAGTCATAAAAGAAGTAGCCGCATCAAAATCATCATTATTATCTACATAATAAGCATCAACTGCATTTTGAATAGATTTGTTTTGTTCATCATTATATTTATCTGCAAGTTCGTTAATAAGCTTATAACTATTATCAATAACTTTCTTTCTAGTTTCATTCATTGTGTTTTGAAGGAAACTTAATTCTTGAGAAAGAGTATCAGCATTAGTTACAAGTTGAGCTTGATTATATCTTCTATTAAGTTCTATATCAGAACGAGTAACAAGAAGTTTACTAAATGTATCACTAGGAAGACCAACTTTATCAGCTTTAACAATAAGATTATTAATTTCAGTAGTACTAATATTATGTTTATTAAGTTGGTCTAAAACATTATCAGTACTTTCAAAATTAGCAAGTCTTTCATTAAACTTATATTTCTTAGCAAAAGCTTTAAAGTTAGCCACTATTTGAGCATCGGTTTGTTTTTCAGCACCAGTAACATCTTTACCTTTAAATATATTATCAAACTCTTCTCCTATATTAGTAGCATTTCTAACAATTTGACCATTTTCATCAAAATCAGAATTAATCATGTGAGCAACAGTTAGACGATATTCATTATCATCTAACATTTCACTATATTCTTTAAGAGTTCTATCTATATTATCAATAGCTACTTTATCACTAAGAGTAAGCTTATTCTTCATAAGACGTTCCTCCCCGGCATAAAGTGCCGCCATAGTATTGCTTATAAGAGCATGACTAGCAGCAGCTCTAAATTGTTCAGGAGTATATTTATTACCAAGAACTTTTTGAATATCTTCATTAGAAAAAGCATCAGCAATAAGTTTATCATATTGTTGTTCTCTAAGACCAAGAGCCTGAATAGTTTGTTGATACTTAACGTTATTGCTAGCAATTCCTTGAAGATATTCGATAGGAACTATATCATTCTTATGAGCTTTATTTAAAGCATTATTATCTACAAGATTAATAAGTTTAGATAAATTATTAGTATAACTATCAATAGTATTATCTATCTTGACAAGAAGTCTTTGTTGATGTTCTTTAGATTCTGCTTCATTAATTACACCTTTATTTACCATAGCTTTACGAACTTCATCACTAGACATAAAAGCTTTAAGATAATCAAGATTACCTTTATGTGCAGCATTTAAAGTCATATCTGTAATAAAGTCATTATCTGCTTTTTGCTTAGCAGCAGATGTATCACTTTCGCCTTTTAGAGTTTTATCATCTTCTCCTATAGAATAAGGATTTTTTCCATCTTTAATTTGTTGAGCACGTTGAATATATCTATTAGTAATAGCAGACCAACTATTCATATCTTCTCTACGAGACTTAATTTCTCCTAGTTCACTAATACTAAAAGGAGATTTCTTTTTACTTTCTCCAGTTTGACTATCAGGCTTAGCATTAGCTCTATCTTCTAATGTTTGTTGAAGTCTTCCAAAACCACTACCTAAATGTTGAAATACAACACCACCCATAACTCCCCAAAAAGCAGAATCATAAATAGCTCCACTCTGAAGATACTTTTGAAGACGATTGTCAAAAGAAGAATGTACATCTTCACCAAGAAGTTCTTTACCTACGTGCATACCTTCTTCTTGAGCAATAGTATTAACAGCTTCTTCTATGCCTTCAGTTAATTCTCCAGCTATAACTACTTTTTCTCCTTTAAGTCTATCTGTCAAATTATGTCTAGCTTTAGTCCATTTAGAAAGGTTTTGTTGATACTTTTCAAATTCTTCAGCAGTTCTACCAACTCTAGCTTTTTGTTCTCTAAGAACTTTATTAAGAACTCCAGCATCTTCACCAGACTTAATTCCTTTCCACATATTTCTAAGTCCATACATTTGAAGAATATCAAATCCAATATTCCAATAATTAAATTTAAAATCTTCATCAGCAGAACGTTTAGCAATACGACGAGCAATAGCATCTTTATTAGATGAATCACCTCCAGCTTCTTCAACAAGTTGTTGATTTTTATTTATAAAATCAGCATATTCTTGCTCATTCATACTATTAAGTTTATTAGAAGCTTCATCATACATATCTTTATATACACCTTGAGCTTCTTGATAATTCTCCATAGTACGTTGAAGAAGAGCATTAGTAGAAAGACTTGCAAGTCTTCCGACATTACTTTCTATTCCTCCACCTGTTGCAGCAACTATTCCTTTTTGAAAACCATTTAAAACTTTACCTTCATCAATAGCCTTATTAACTCCAGATAAAGCTCTAAGACCTTTACGAGTTCTAGCTCCAACTTTAGCAAGTTTTCCAAGATAGCCAATACCTTTAGTAATACCAGTACTAGGAATAAGAAGAGTAAGACTACTCATAACACTAGGAAGATTACTAGCCCACCAACCAAAATTAGTAAGACCACCATGTAGTATATCAGCACGAGTTGGGTCACTATAAATAGGAGCAACATTATTATCAAAATAATGTTGCCATTCTTGAAGTTTATTACTTATAGGATTTTGATAATCTCCATCTGATTGAAGAAAACCATTAGTAATAGCATCAAATAAATCAGGAAACGATTTAAGAGTTCCAAGAACAGTTTGTGAAACAACAGCTTGAGCTAAAGAATTAAAACCTTTAGTCCAATTAGATTGAGCATCAGCTAATTCTTTATCTAGATTAGGAGAAACTCTATTAGGAGTAATACCATATCTTTCATATTTACTTGCTCCTTCAAACACAAAATTAGAAGGATTAGCTTTATAAAAAGTATCTGCCAATCCTCCTTGTTGAGGACTGGCACTAATTATAGTTTTAGGTTGTTTATTTTTCTTAGATTTACTCCAAAGAGGATTAAGAACTTCATAACCACCTTTATTTATAAATTGACTTGTATCCATATCTTTTTAATTATTAGAATCAAAATAACCAATACTATTAAGAATATAATTTCTAATAAGAGTATATTTATTCTTTAAATAGTCAAGTTCAAGAGAATTATCAAGACCTTGAGATTGAAGAAGTTTAGCTCTATCATAAGTTGCATTATATAATTCTTGTGCAGCACCGTTAGCCCAATTACTCACTTCAGCTTCAATATTAGTATTCTTTTTAAACTTGCCATCTTCATCAAAGAAAGTTTGATTTGCAGCATCAATAAAGTCTGTAAGTATCTCAGCACGATTAATCATATCTTGAGCTTTAGCTTTATCTACAAATGTTTTTGTTCCATCTTTATGAAGAAGATAAGCTTGTGAAGCTCCTGGGTCAATTCCTAATTCTCCTCCTTCACTATCTCCTAAAGCAGGTATAGTATATCTATAACCATAATATTCCATACCATTAAGTTCTTTAAGAGCACGCATTTTAGTATCTCGATTAAGACTTTCTTCTACAGAACCTTTAAATAGATTTTCTACAAATATTTTAATAGGTTTTCCTACAGGATTACCATCTTTATCTACTTTAGGCAAAATAGTAATTTCAGTACCACTCATGTTACCCATTATAGCAGCACTAAATTTCAATTTATTATTACCTATAGCTCCAGCAATAGCATCATTAAGAAGTTGTCTATTTTTAGTATCTAATTTCTTTTGAACTCCATCTTCATTATCATCATCTCCAAAATTAGTAGCATAAACATTATATTGAGTCATATCAGCTGCTGAAAGAAGATTTTCATAATGGTCTTCAAGATTTTTCTTATAAATATTGTAAGATTGAGCATCAACCAACCCTCTACTAAAATCAGATTCAAGTCTAGCCATACTAGCTCCAAGACTACCAGCAACAGTAGTACTCATAGTCATATCTTTTTGTCTTTCTTCTTCTTTAGTAGTAAGTTCTTGATTAATGTCTTTAGTTCTTCTAAGAACATCTTCTATAGCTCCAAACTGTCCAGCTATATTATTTTTATCTACAACTGTTTCAAGTCCAACACCTTTTATAATAGGAGCATAATCAGGATTAACAAAGTAATCATCACTTATACCTCTTTCACTAACTGTCATAGTTTGGTCACTTAAACCACTTCTCCATTTCCAATAGTTATTCTTAGCATAAGCAATAGAACCAGTTTCATTTATATTCTGATTACCGTTATCTAATTTAATAAGTTTTCCATCTTTATCTACACCTGCAAGTTTAAATCTTTTTTCTCCTCTAACACCTTCTTGAATAGTTCTATTTCCACTACCAGGTAAATGGTTAGTATCGACATTATCTAAAGCCATCATAATCTTATAAAGATTAGGATTATCTTTAGCAACAGTTATTCTAGTTTTACCATTAACTGTTTCTTGTTTAACTCCTAATTTATTAAAAGCTTGTATTCCTTTAGCATCATCAGAATAACCCATATTAGAGAGAAATTGTTGAAAACCACTAAAACCATAATCTTCATCTTTAGCAGCCCAATCAACATTTCCAGCTCCTTTTCCTCCAATCATATCTGCTATTTCAGAATAAATTGGAATACGTCCATATCTTTTAGTCTTAGCTGAATCAAATTCTATAGCAATAGATGTAGCATTATTTCCAAATAAATTATTAATACCATCTACATATTCTTTATAATATTTATTTTTAATATCTAGTGGAGTTCCATTATCCATTGCAGTTTTAAAAGCAAGAGCTTGTTTTTGGTCAGCTGTAGCACGATTCATCATACCATTATAAACTCTTCCTTTATTACGAAGTATTTTTATATTATCAAGCATTTTAGCTTGTTGATTCTTATCTTTAAAATAAGATTTAGAAGCATAATTAGCTGCTCCTTCATAATCATTCTTATTAAGAAATTGATTATATGTTTCAAATTCAAATAAAGCCATAATCTTATTTATTAATTAATTTTTTACCTTCAGGACCATAAACAGCATCATCAGAATTATTGCTTGGAGGATATGGACCTTTACCATCCATAGAACCTCCTTTAGTTCCACTGCCACTACCTTTAACATAATCATCTTTTCCAGTAATATCTGTTGAAGTAGAACCAGTTCTACTAAATGTAAAGTTTTTAATAAGACTAGGATATTTCTTAAATAAAATATCTACATAATTAGCTGTTATAATTCCTCTTTCATTAGTTATATTAGATTGATACATATTCTTTTGTTCTTCAAGTCTTTGTTTCTCTAAAGGATCTTGAGTATTAGCAATTTGAGTATCAATATCATCAAGAAGAATTTTATTAACTCTATATTCTTGTTCAAGACTAGCTTTCCATTTAGGGTCATTATTTATTACATCTACTAATTGAGATTTAACTTGACTATAAGAAAGAGCCATTCTACTAGAACCTCTAACTTTTTGAAAACTAGAACCAGTACCTTCAGAAGTAGTAGTATTATCACCAGTTGTTCTAGTAGATTCTTTACTACTAATACCAATCATAGATATAGCGTTCTTCATCATAGTAAGATTATCTACTTCTTCCACTGGTGTCCAACTAGCATTCCATTCAGTACCACCTACTATATTACCTTCATCATCATAAGTATCTTGATAATGATATTTATTAGAAATATTCCAAGCTTTCTTAGTTAATTTACTAATATTACCATCAGTATCAACTTCTTGTTTAGCTTTTTCGTATTGTTCATTTGCACGAATACGACCCATAACTTCAGGAGAAGAAACAGCTTTACCAGCTTCAAGTATAGCAGTATCTAAAGCATCACCATAATCTCCCATAGTAGCGGCATCATCTATTCGTTTTTGAATTTTTCTAGCATAATCGTATTTCCATTTATCTTCAGCAGCATTAAGTTTAAGATTTCCTAAAGCTACATCAATAGCAGACTTTTGTTTAATAGCTTCATCATAACGCTGATTACGAATATTAATCATATTCCAAAGTCCACTTAAATCTCTTTTTCCAAGTATTCTCTGTGGAACACTTCCACCTATTTGAATACCTTGATATTCTTGTTGTTTAGCCATATTATTAATATTTATATTATTAATAGAACAAAAATAAATAATACTTCCAATAGTATCAATACTATCAGAAGTATTTAATTTATTTTATGTTATTCTATACCATATCGTCTTCTATCTCTTTGATTTAATCTTCCAAGTATAGCACCTTTAAGTTCATTATTATTTGTATTCTTGTATAAATTAGCAAGTACTTCAGGGCTTAAATCATATCCTAAGCTAATAGCATTTTTAACAACAGAAGGATTATTAGCACTAGATATAGCAGCTATTTCATTTTGTCTGCTATCATATCTATTTTCGACACTACTAGCAAAGTTATTCCAAGCTTGAGAAAGACCACTTAAATCAACACTTAATTGCCTAGCTCTAGATAATTCAGCTTCATTCTTAGCTTGAATTGCAGCATTTTTAATACTAGCAACATTTTGATAATATTGATTTCTAGCAGCAGCATTTCTTGCTCTAACTTGTTGTTCATTAGCAAGATTCTGATTTCTAAGTTCAACTTCTTTATTACTTTTTTCATCAAGAAGTTTATTAGTTTCCATCATAGCATCAGTATCAGTTTGTTGCATACGACTTAAAGCTCCTTGAGCACTAGCAGTATTACCGCTAATTAAATTACGACTATTAAGTCTATTACGTTCTACATTAGCACGCTGAGCTTCATTATGATAAGTAGTATCAAAAGATACTGGAGTCTCATCTACATAATTAGGTAAAGCATAATCAAAATTCAAGTTCTTATAAGCATTACGACTAAACAAGCTTCCACTAAGTGCAGATAAAGTATCAATACCTAAGCCAATATAATCTTGAGCAGCAGGTTTAAAAGAAGATTGACGACCTAAATAATTATAATCAGAAGGGTTAAAACTAGAATCACTATTAGCTGTATATTTAGGAATAGCTATAGGATTAAAATTAGGAATAGCTCTAGCAGTAAGGTCTATATTAGCAAAAGAGGGATATTTTCTTCTATTAGTTCCATAAGAATAAATAGGAGCAAGCATACCATCTTCGGCTTTAGGTCTTCCTACGGGGGGGTTAGTAAAACCTCCTATTCTTTTAGCTATACGTCTAGCACCAACTCTTCTATTTAAAGCTTCTTTCTTAGCATCAGTTTCTTTAGCAGTAGAATAATTTTGATATTTACCAGCACGATAAATAAAGTTACTTCTACCAGCAGCTCTAGCTGCATCAAATGCTTGATTAAAGTTTCCTACTTTAGAGTAATCAGCTTGACCCGTATAATTACCATTCTTATCGTAAATATAACCTACATTAGTTTTATGATTAATAATAGTATTGCCTCTACGAGTATATTTAACTCCATTAATAGTCTTAGTCTCTCCATCATGTAATTGATAATTACCTTTAGTTACATTACCTGTATATTGAGGAGTAGTTTTTACTTGACGAGAAACTACTTTATTTTTTTCTCTAACTTTTTGCTTACTATCTTTTTTAGTTGATAATTGAGATATAAGTTTAGAATTTCTATAATTTATAGCATTATTTACAGCAAAATTTGCAGCATCAACCATAGATTGAGTTTTGTCTTTTAAAGAACGTTTATCTTCAGATTGTAATTGAGATATAAGCTTACTTCTATACATATTGTTAGCAAAATCTACACTTCTTCTACCAGAATCAACCATAGATTGAGTATTTCTTCTTAACTCATCAGCAGTCATATATTTAGTAGGTTTATTATTATTTTGCTTGCTACTTTCTTTTTTATTATCTCTATTACTAGGAAGTTGTCTTATAAGATAATTTTGATAAGCAAGATTTGCAGCATTCATTGCATTATCTATATCATCTTGATTAAATTTTGTAACTTGTTGTTTATCTTTTTCACTAGGTAATTGAGATATTAACCAATTAATATAAGTATTAGTATAATCAGGTATATTAGTATTTGTATTTATACCTATATTAGTACCAATACTAGCTTTCTTTCTAAGTTCAGGATATTTATTATAAACTTTAGTTCTAACATCACTTCTTCTATGAAGTCCAGCAAGTCTTAAAGCATCAACTGCATCAGCTCTAGTAGGAATAGGATAACTTCTATTACCTCCAGCAAAATCTTTAGATGCTACATTAGGATAAGGATGTTTAGAAGAACCACGGTCTTTAGAAGTTAAACCTCCACCAAGACTGTATTTGTTCTTAGATAAACGTAAATATCTATTATTTCCTAAAGGTTTATACACAGTCATGCGTTTAGTACTTATACCAGTATTTCCGTTATCATCAAATTTTTTCCAAATACCGCTACCTTTTTTAATAGCATTGGCAGGTAACGGTTCAGAATATCTTCCATGATGACCTACTTGCCATGTTGTATGTCTAGAAGGAGTGCTAATTATATACCTAGAATCTCCAATTCCAGCGCTAGTTGTTCCACTCCAAGGTTCGCCCATAGAAGCAGCTTTACCTCCATGAGAATTACCTCCAGCTTTACCAAAATTAAAACTTCTACCGCTTTTGCTTTTTACAGTTTTAGTAGGAAGAGTAATATTGCCAGGAAGTTTTCTATATTGACCTATAGTTTTAGCATCTTGAACTTCTCGCATATTAGTAATGCGATATACTCTATTAGTAGGAAGCATATTCTTTGTAACTATTCCACTACGAACTTGTTTAAGATTTAAACCTCTGCTAATCATAGGAACAGTACCAGTAATTAAATTAGGATTTGTATTATTACCATAAGCATCAACATCACCTTTATAATAATCAATCATTTGTGCTATATTATAAAAAAGTCCTACAGGATTAAGGGATGTAATAAAACCTAAACCTTCATTAGCTTTTTGTTGAGCTTGTTCTTTAGTTTGAATATATCTTCTATTTCTATAACTGTCAGTACCAGGAATACCTCCTTCAACTAAAGTACTATTTGGATTTTTACTAACTCTTTTAGCTTTAGTTACAGTACCACCAGGTCTATATTTATTACTACCATCATCATTAAGACCATTATTTCTCTTAAAGCTTTGTTGAGCAGCAAATACTTTGTCTTTGTTATATCCTCTCATTACAGCTTGAGCAGGACTTATTCCACCAAGAATAGGTTGAGCTGAATATATACGTAAAGTTGCCCTTACGTTGAGCAACTTCACCACCTTCAGCTTCGATTTCATTACCGCCAACATTAATACCTATGCCAGTTTGACCAGTTTCATTTATATCCTCATGAGAACCCCCCCGTAGAAGAAATGTGTTGTTTCCAATCTTCCTAGCACTACCACCATCAGTAATAGCAATATTTCTACTACCAAGTCTTTTAGTACCACCTATACGATATTTAAGATTATAATCTTTATCGTCGTAACTAGTTTCAGCATTAGCATAGTTATTAAGTGTACTAGCTAATTGATTTTGATTACTAATATCAAGTTGTTGTTGAGCAAGTCTTTGTTGCTCTTCTAAAGCACGTCTTTGAGCTTTAGCTTGTTGACTACTAGTAATAAGACCTCCAACAAAATTAATTGCAGCAGGAATAAGAGAACCCCAAAATGCTTGAGGTCTCTTATTAGTTTGTTGTCTTTTTAATCGATATACCATATTAATAATTATTAGTTATAAATGTAACTTCTTCAAATTTAATTCTTCTATCATTATCGAAAATAAATCTAGCAACAATATATCTACCATAAATAAGAGATTTACTATCATCTAGTTTATTATATTCAGATTTAATGTTTTCATCAGTTATTTCTTTTCTTTCATAAGCATGAGTTTTAGTATTATAAACTATAGCTACAAACTTACCATTATCAAGAAGTTTATTTACATCATTTCTAAAGTAATTAAATTCCCAATGACCTTTTTGAAAAGTAGGAAGTTTATAAGCATTGAAAGCATTAGTATCACCATTGTCGTTTATATCAATAGCTCCAGTATAAGTTTCATCACTATAAAGAATAATACTATTTCCGCTAAATCGTCTATTAAGAAGTTCAGCTGGATTCATATTATTAAACTTAGCAGTAAGAGTATTAAGTATATAATGAATACTTTCAAGACTTTTAGCTTGCTCTGGATTAACATTGCAAACAACATCTATATAAGACTTATATGTTTTATCTGAAAGAGGTTTTGTAGTATAAACAGTATCATCAACTGTTGGTTTACTATCATAAGTATAATCATAATAAGCACTACGTTCTACTTCTACATCACCAGTCTTATAAATAATAAGTGCTCTTATTCTACAACTTGTAGTAAGCTCTATTAAATCACTAGTATTAGGATTAAATGTTTTACTATTTTTATTAGGCTGACTGCCATCAAGAGTATAGTATATAGTATCTACAGATTCATTTTCTGTTTCAAGACTAAGTTTATATTTATTTACTATTCGTATTATAGGAACAAGCGCATAATCCCCAATATTTATAGTTTTATCATTAGTGGTATCTTTATAAGTAACATTCAATGCAACATGATTTGAAATACTATCAATTAAAGTTATACTTTCTCCTTTAGCAAATTCGTCTTTTGTAATACTAAAACATTTACTTGTACTATTACCATAACCTTCAGCAACTATTTTACAAGTATATTCAGAAGTATTTGTTATAACAATATATTCTTTATTTCTAACACAAGTTATATAATTTATTAGAACGTCAGGAGTTTCATCATGATTCACAGACTCTTTTAAATAAACAGTATTACCATCCAGAATTTCAACATCATAATTTCTATAACTTATAGTTAAAGGTTTGTCTGCATTAAAAAGATAACCATTAGGGTCTTTACTATTATTACAATAAAGAACTCCTGGATTATATACATTTCCATCATAAGTAAAGTTTATACTATCGTTCCAAACACCATCTTTGTCATTATGTTCAAGTTTTACACTTTTAATTGTAATCTTAGATAAATCTACACTTACTGGTGTAATATCAACTCCTTCATCATTTTGATATTCATCTAAAGTATTACATAGTTTACCATATAAAATAGTCTTTTTTCCATAAATATCACTTATCTTATAATCATCAATATAATAAGTTGCATATTCTGAATCAACAGAACCAAAGAAAACACTTATAGTCTTATCTGTATCTTCGTCATAATGATATAACTTTATATACTTATAATTCTTTACTACATCTGTAAGTTTATATCTTATTTCGTTACCATATACTAATATTGGGTACTTAATTAGATTTATAGTATTTCCTGTAGGAAGACTAGGTTTAGCTCCACTACTTTCATTAGATGAAGCATTATATTGAGGATAATAAAGACTCTCTTTATTTCTTAAATTTTTATATCCAGTTTCAGATTCATCAAACTTATAAAGTCTATTTCTATCTTTAATATTATCTAGAAAATAAGCAGTATTATAAGTTCTATAGCAATTAGTAAAACTATAATCATGAAGACTTATAAAAGTATTAGTATTAAAATTATAACTAACAGTTATAGGATAATCTGTATTATCTACATTTACATATATACATATAATAAGACGATTAGTAATTAAATCTTCTCCAAATCTAATAGTACTAATATTCAAATCTTTAATGAAATTATTAATATCAGAAGAAAGAACAGAAGCTTTACCATTCTCATATTTAAATATTATCTTATTAGTAGCATCATACCAAATATAACCATTCTTACTAACAATAGATTCTTCTTTGTCTTTAAGACCTCCAAATCCTTCATTAGAAGGAAGTACTTCTTGATAATCAATATCAAATACATCAGGAATCTGAAGTTGACTACTTTGAGTAAGTTTAGGAGTTCTATCAAATACAAATAGAGAATATTCAGTATGAACTAACATATAAAGACCAATACCTACAATGTTAGTAATATTACCTTTATTCTCTTTGATAATCTTATACTGTTCAGTCTCAAATATTCTAAAACCATTTACTAGACTTTCATCACTAATAACATTACTTCTACGAATAGTCTTGTTAAAGTTATCAATATAATCAGAATTATAATTAGTAAAACTTTTACTAGGTTTAGCAGTATAACAACCTTTTATTTCAAGAAAATCATGAAGTTTATCAGGAGTTAAAACTGAATTATAAAATACACCTTTAGTTCCACCAGCAGAAGTTACAAGACTTACAGCTCCTTTAGAATAATCTTGTTTAATGCTATAAGCATCTAAAGGTTTATCGCTATAAGAATAATCTGTTTTGGCTATAACGCCATAATCTGTTTCTGCTCCAGTATTATCAACAACTTTACTAGATGCAGCATTAAAGATTATTTCTTTAAGTTTAGTTGCTGTAGCAGGATTAGAAGTATCTGCAAATAGTATTATCTTTTCTCTATTATAGAAACCAGGAAGATAAACGTCACTATCATGCCGATTAGTATCATAATAATTTTCTGTAAGCCTATAAAGAGTCTTAGTCTTTTTATAATAGTTTCCTATATTAGAAGATAAAAGAAAAACATATTTATTAGATGTACTAGGAGATATAGATACATTAGAAGTTGTAACTATGCTCTTATTAAATGTTTTACCTTTAATGATAGTATCAGCATTATTACCATATGTAAAACTATCTCCATATATAGATTCACTATTATAAATAAATCCAGCAGTACTAATATTCATAGAAGAAGTATCTCCAAATAATTTATTCACATAAATAGCATTAGTTTCTATCTCTTCATAAGTAAGAAAATAGCCAATATATTTATCAGGAATATTAGTTGCTTGAATACTTATATAATTTATAGGATTATCATTATTAGCAGTATTAAGACTTCTAAGAAAATATCCATTAGTAAAAGAACCATCAGGTCTAATAAAATGAATATATATATTATAAGTTTGAAAAGGTATTAATGTTTTATTTATAATACCATTATTTATATTAAAAGTATTACTTATAGTTTCAGTAGTTATACTAAGACTAGGAGCATATCCTCCTTTAGGTGCAGGAGGAGCAGAAGTTAATACATTAGTAACACTATCATTAATATATCCACCATAATGACCAGGAGTAGTATCTAATGGGTCAATAAGATAAAATGTTCCATAGATATAAACATTCCAAGCTAATTTATCACTTGTAGTATTTTGAATAATATAAGTATGTTCACCTTTATTTGAACCATTATCTACAGATATACTACCAGTAGTAACTATATAAATTGCTCCATCTTTAATATAAACCTCTTTTACATTGATTACACTTTTGTTACTAGAAGTATATATAGGACAATAAGTTCTATTTTTATCGGCATCATAATCTAGTAATATAACAGTATAATTTTCTTTACAAGACCTCCAAACTTTTTTACCTTCTTCAGTAAGTTCAACGTTTTTACTTTCATAAGGAGAAATAGATTGACCAAGACTATTATAAAGTCTAAGAACCTTAATAAAATTATTAATAATAAATGCTTTAAAATCACTTATTTGAATTTTACCATCAGAATTAGGAGTAACTTTAGATAATTCAAAAGTAGTATTATCAGTTTTAGTAGTTACTCCATTATAACTTATTTGCCCTTTAACTTTTGTATAAGTTTCTTGAGCTTCTGTAGTTTTATAAGATTTATTCTTTATAGTCAATCCAATATATTTATCTATATAAGCATTAACATCTATAGATTCGTTCTTATATTCTTCATAATTAGAAAGATAAATTCTATTATTGTAATTAACTATAGTCTTTATATTATAAAGTTGATTAGGAGATTTAAGAAACTCATCAACAGATTCTTCTTTAGTAAAGATATTATCTGCTACAACAATATTTTTAGTAATAATATCATATTCATTTTGAATACGACCTAAAACTTCTTCATCTCTTTTAATTATATATCCAAGTTGATATTTTAAAAACTTATTATCAGCAGGAACATCTATATTTATACTTATACCTTTATCTGAAATGTTATTGTCATTAACAGCGAAATTCTCAAAACCAGATTTACTTGTATCTAGCTTTACAAGTTCATCACCTTTTAAATAAGTATGAGAAGGTGCTTCCTTTTGTTTACTCTGAATAATAATAACTTCAGGAGTTACTTGAAACCATTTAGTATAATCTACATCATTAATAGCAAATCTAATAAAAAATGTATATACACCGCAAACCAAACTACCAGTTGTAATATTATAAGAATATGAAACTGCACCAATTTCTTCTTCTTGATTATGAGAAAGATTTGTAGCTGTATCTAGATTCCAAGATTTATAAGGCACTTGAATATTAAGACCATAATTATCTACAGCATCATATTCACCAACAGCGATAATCAATTCTCCTTTATAATTATAAGTATAAGAACCAGTTATTTTACCTCCTGAATAACTCCATCCAACATTTACTTCAAAATAAGAACCATCATCCTTATAACGATAAATTCTAGAAACTTTATCGTTAGTACAATAAGTAAATATAACAACTTCTTTATTTGTAGGTATAGCACCACAAATATATTCAGAACTATTAGGACATTCAAATGCTACTTTAAATCCCCATTCATTAGTAAAATAACTACCAGTATCATCTACTACCATATTCTTAGCAGCAACAATACTATTATTAGGAATATCTTTAGGATTCCTATTTAAACTAAGTTTTGGTATTATTTCCATAATTATCTTCTTGGGTCAAAAGTTGAATTATAAAAGAAGTTTCTCCAACCTTCAGCATTATATATTTCATTCTTAACAGAAGCAATAGCTTTACTCTTAAGACTATTCCACTGAAGAAAAGGATTAGTAACAGGACTATTACTTTTTAAATCATAAACTGGATGCTTACTTCCACGACTGAGATATTTAAAAAGTACATACCAACTAAGAGCTTCAAGTAAAAGTCCATTATCATATATATAAGGAACATCACAATCATAATATTCGTCATAGTAAGTTACAACTTCATAACTTTCAACTATAATAATATCAGTATCAAAGTTAAGTTCAATATTGTTTCCAGCTATAACAAAATTTCTATCTATATCTGGATTTATAATATTGCCAACTTTCATAGAATTGACTGGGTTATTTCCATCAGGTCTAAAAACAGCAATTTCAGAACTAACAGTATCTATACTATTTAGTCCTGAATTACAATTACAAGTAGAACTATTAAGTTCACTTATCTCACAACCATTACTATCATATACTTTAATTTCCTTAGCATTAAGAGTACAAGGAAATATAGCAATTCTATTATTAACTTCTAGAGTTCTTTTCTTGCGTTCAGTAGGAAGTACTTTCATTTGAGAAAGAGCATCTATAACCCAAGCAGCAACTCTAGGAATCCAATCACTTTCACTAATATTAAAGTCATTATCAATCTTTCCGATTAATCGACTTAATTCTACTCGTTGTTTGATTTTCATTTCTAATATATTTAGAATAAAGTAATTTATCTGCTTCAAGACAAAGAGTAAGTTTAATCTTTAAACCTACATCTAGTTTAAGAATTTCATCTTTATTATAATTACATTCTCTAAGCAAATCTTCATTAGTCTTACCATGATATTTATTAGGACGACTATCAGCCATATCAAGTTTTATACCAATACCATTCTTACAATGACAAGCAAGTAAAGGAATTTCATACCAACATTCATCATGCTTATAAACTCTACAATCAACACCATCATAAGGAATATTGTTTTGTTTACACCAATTAGCTTCTTCTTGGTTAAATACTCTAAGACCTTTAGCTTCAATTTCTTTTTTCTTAGCTCTAGTAGCAGCAAAATCTATAATCTTAACTCTATTTTCATCACTTACTAAAACTCTATTTATACATATCCAACCAAGCTTACCTTGAAACACATAACCTTTACCTTCACTTATAAGTTGTCTATGAACTTCATTATAAAAAGTTCTGACTATATTAGTATAATCTTTATATCTAAGATTAAGTATCTTATCAGCTTTATTTATAACTTGAAGATTTTGATAATATCTTTCTTGATTCTTAGCTAAAAGAAGAAGTTTAAAACAAGCTCCTTTAACTTCAGCATCGTTTCTTTTGTCTTGATAAAGACCCATAGCTGCATTAAGAAGTCTTCCATTAATATATCTATTTTGTTGAAACTCAGGATATTCAATAATAGGAAGTTTAAACATATCTAGATATTTCATAAGTTCACTTCTTTTAGTAGTAATCAAATCTTCAAGTCTATCGTTATCAAGTTGAGCTATTTCTTTCTTACGAGTATATACATCTTTAGTATTTAAAAAATACTCATGTAAACCTATTGGTCTGTCTTTAATTCTAGCCATACTTTAAAATTTTATTGTATTAGGAGTTTCATCAGTCTCACGATGTTGAGAAAGTAAATCTCGTTTATAAATTATATCTTTAATAGTTCCATACATATCTTCAGGAATAAGATATTCATTATCATCATATAGTAAATTAGTAGAAGTTATTTCTCCATTAGCAAAACTAATTTCATTAGGATGTTCAAAACAACTCTCAATAACTATTTGATTCAATTCAACAGTCTTTCTACGGGGGGGATATATGTATATATATTCATTTATATAATCATAACTGATAGCTCCACAAAGACCAGGTACAGAACTTCTAAATCTAGCAGAAGTTTCTTTAATATAAGGAAACTCTCTATTAGTAGCATAACCTACAGAACTAACTCTATCAAAAGGTAAATTATTAGTAAGTCTTACAGGTCTAGGAACTTTCTCAGTAGTTCTTTTAATCTTGTCAATAGCAACAAAATCTTTGACTTCATCAGGTAGAACTATATCACCGTCATTAACTTCAGTTAGAGTAACTCTAAATCTTTGAGTCAATCCTTTATCCACATAACCATGATTCTCATAACTTCTTCTAATAACTTCATTACGAGTTTGAACTACTAGAAGTTTTAGATTCTCTCTAAGAGTATGATTATTGGGTTGACCTAGAGAATGAGCTAGCTCACTAACCATCATTGCAATACTAGCCATAGCTTTAACATTATTAGTAATATGAATATTAATAAAACATTAAAGCCCCCCCGTAGAAAGACGTTGATGTTTGGTTTGGATTCTACCAAGAGTTTAACTTCGGTAATCATCAGCATCTTCACGAGGAGGCTTATCAACTAAAGCTTCATCATCAACATCATGTTAATTATAAGCTTCATTAGTATCAATCTGATTAATATTATATTTATTAGTTATTTGATGTCTTTTGATGTTTCTTTAGCAAGGACAAAAATATTGATTTTGTCAATATCATGCAAATACTTGTCACTTTGATAGACATATCTGTGTGCGCACACAAAACGTGTCATTAACACTTGACGATTAATTAATCGACCTGATAATTAGAATGTTGTAGTGAACGTTATATCAAGCCAACTAAATAAAAATAAATAAACTAAATCATTAGCACGAATATCATTATTACAAAAAGTGCTACTACTATCACTAGCAGCAGCACTTAAAGCAAAAACAAAACCTAAACCAACATCATTATTATCTCAATTATTACGAATACCTCTTTTTCTTCTAACTTTTCTTTTATGTTTAATAGTAACTTTATTATTTTGATTATTATCTTCAACTTTATTAATTAAATCTGATAATATATTATAAATCTTATTTCTTTTATAACCATAAGTCATATTAAGACAAGCAGTTAAAAGTCTTTTACAATCTCCGGCACTAAGCCAACCATAGTAAGAAGGAATTATTCTGCGTACTTTAATAGTACTAATTTTACCTTTAGTATATTCAGAAATAACTTTCTTAAATCTAAGTTTAATTCTCTTTCTAACTTTAGTATATCTATGAGTAAAAACATAACCTATAAAATCAATAGGACGTTTATCTACTGGGGCTATACAATAATTAGGCTTAACTTCTAAATGAAGAACTTCTTTAACATAAAGTTTAATACATATAAGTACCTTGTGAAGATAATCTTTACTAGGATGAAATATAAGTATATCATCGGCATATCTAAAAACGTATTTAATCTTTAGTTCTTCTTTAATCCATCTATCAAGAGAAGTAAGATAAAGATTACATTCATATCCACTAGGATAATTACCTAGAGGAAGACCACTAACATCTTTAGTATATTTATCTTCACCTTCATAAGTAAAAGAATCTATTATTTCATATAGAATATCAAGTACTTTTTTATCTTTAATTTTATGATTAATAATGCTTTTGAGTATATCATGACTTATATTAGGATAAAACTTTCTAATATCAAGTTTAAGATAATATTGAGTTTCATTACTATCTTTAGTTTTACGAAGAGTTTTTTCAACAGCTTTTTTACAAGCATGAATACCTCTACCTTGAATATTAGCATAAGTAAATGAAACCATTCTACTAACCCAAATAGGTTTAAGAATATTCATTATAGCATGATGAGCAATTCTATCAGGATAATAAGGAAGTTTACTTATGATTCTTTTCTTAGGCTCATAAATAATATCATTTTTATAATCTGAAGTTTTATAAGTACCGTTAATTAAAGAAGCAAGAAGAAATAAATCTTCTTGCTTTCTATTTTCATCATGTTCTTCGATAAACTTTCTAGAACCAGTTTTTCCAACTCTAGCTTGATTATCAGCAAGAGCAATATTTTTGACAGTACAAATATCTTCATGTATATGTCCAATTCTTTTAACCATATCTTTATAATTAAAATGTTCTCTATTACATACTTTCCAACTTGAATACGAGACAAGCGTACTAGCACTTTTACTAGATGTATATCTTTTGTCAAGAGACAAGGAATAATCACTCCATTTAATTATTTTCGGTATTTCAACCGTAGAACATTTTAGTAAAACCATTATTAGCCTTAGCGTTACTAACGGCATTATTAGCATTAAGGTAAAGAAGACTAATTCGAGACTCATTGTCAGTCTGACTACTATTAGTAATTCAATTAATTGTTTACGTAGGAACAACATTCCCAATAGCAATTAAATGTACTTGCCCAACTAATCGGTTTTTTGGTGATTATCCTATTACATTTTGTATATTTAGAACTATCTCAATTTTAAACTATAACACCGTTTATAATCGTTCCATTACAAATCTCATTTTATAGATTGACACGTTCAATACAATATGTAACTTAATATCGTTTAATCATACAATTATCAATTTAATCATCTAATATGGTCACCTTAGCAAAACCACCATCAGCCCCAGCGCGACCAACGGCAGAATAAGCATAAAGGCAAAGAAGACCAATGCGAAACTCACCGTCAGCCCGACCACCAGCATAAGTTGTGTGAATACTTTGGTCTATATAATTCCAATGATAACTATTCTTATAAGAAGTATAACTACTTATCTTACTAGGAACTATATCACCTTTATTATTTACTTTTATTTCTTGTAGCCAATTTTCATTTACATTACCAAGACCCTCTATTTGATGTTCTTTGTTATCAATATTATTATCAAACTTAGTAATATCATCAGTATAGTACCATATTCTCTTTTGCTTAGTACTATCATATTTAGTCAACATATTATCTACATTAATCCAAATATCTCCATACCAAAAAACATTAAAACCTCTCCAATGAGGAACAGTCCAAGCAACTTGATTTTGTATAATATTATAAGCAGGAGAAGTAACAATTTCAATAACTATATTACAATCAGTTTGAAGTTTACCAAAATAAAGTTTTCTTTGATTATTACCAGTACCCCATTCTACATCATAAGTACCATCAGCAGTAATTGTTAGATTACCTTTTTCTCTTCTAAATACCACAGTTTGACCATCAGTTAATCCTGTAATCTTGTATGTAGTAGTACCACCAACAGCATTAGCATTAACATATATATTCCAATCTGTAGTTTGAATTTTAGTACTAGTTATAGTAAGAGTTTTATTATCAGTACTTCTAGTTGCTGTAATTCTACTGGTTGTATCATAATTATTCCAATAATGATTAGCAGAAACTGGAATTGTCCATTGTCTAGCAGCTCTAGCTTTAACACCAGTATTATTGCCTAATTCAAGAGTATAATCGTTAGGAACAAACTTTTCATTATTATTGTAATTATTTAAATCGGTTCTTCCTTGTATTCCAGCACCTAAACCTCCTTGATGATAACCTTCATTAGTAAGACTAGCATTATATCCTTTCTTTACATCAAAGTCAGCATATTCAATAATATAAGCCCAAACAATAGCTTCCCAAATTTGTTTATACAACATTTGACCACCATCAGTTTTTTGACTATATTGTCTCATAGTAGCTAAAGGAAGATTAGTTCTAGCTTTACCTAATTGACATCTAAAAGAATCAATAGAACGCCATTTGTCTTTATTAGAATCATTAATTCCACCTCTAATATTAGTTTGATAATTAATAACATTTACAGCAGTATTAGAAGCTAAAGTACCAATCCATCCCCATTTAGAATTATTAAAAGCAGAATTAAGAACACAAGCTCTATCTATACCAATTATATGTCTCTTAATTTCTCTAGCATAAGAAACACACTTATAAAGACTTTGCCAAAGTTCATTACCTTCACCATCATTATCTTTAGACCATTGATAGAACTTACCACCAGTATCAACGCCTATCTCTCCATCATAACCATTAATAGAACAACCAAGTTCAACATTATATGTATTTGAAGCAAAAGTATAGCTACTTTCAAGATAAGCAGTTTTAGTATCAACGTCAATTTTAGTTATTCTACAAACAGCATCTTTAACTGTTTCATCAGAACTATTTACTTTGACAAAACCATAAAGATACTTATAATCTGCAAACATATCATCAGTTACTGTGTGACGAAGTTTAACTTCAGTGTCAGTATCTTCAAGTATAGCAGATTGAGGTTCATCTAAAAGAACAATAGGAAGTTCTTTAACATAACCAGTGTTATCTTCTCTAAATCTACTATCATTAGGATGACAATAATATTGAATCTCTTTACCTTTATGAATACAAACTTTAAATCTACTTTGAATAGGAAGAGTCTTATGAAGTTCTAGATTGCCAATACGTTCACAAACAGTAGTAGCTTTGTTTACAGAATCCCAACGAACACCATAAGCAAGTTTATTAATACTAGCCCATAGAACTTTACCATCTTTATCTTCTATTTTAGTAACATTACCTTCAGGTATTTGAATAGATGTAACTTGATTAAAACTTATGAACTCTTTACCAATTGTCCCTTGAGCATTATAAAATTTGTCATTTACGACATCATATAATCCTACAATATTATCAGATATACGTATAACAGGAATTAAATTATAAGTTATACTTTCTCTTTCTTTTATTATAACTTTATGTATTCTAAGTCCAACAATATCAGTACCTTGATATGGAATATAACCATTATTTACATTGTTATTAGTATAAGGAATTGTAGCGCATAAAATATTATTAACATAAATTTCTCCTTTACTTATATCATTAACTACAATTCTTGCTAAATTAGTACCAAGTTTATTTGAAATATTACCATTATTGGTACTACTATTAATCCAAGTCATAATAGTATTTTTATTAAAACCAATAAGCCAATAATTTCTACTATATATAAATCCTAATACTTTTTGAGTATTCCCATAAGTTTCTACATTATCAGATATAATAATATCAAAAGAAGCATTTTTAGTAAATGCAATATTATTAATTATATATTTGTTAATATTATCTTTTGTCAGTTCTATATATTGAAGTTCTCTATACAAACTTTTATCCATATTACCTCCTTAAGCTCCAGCTTCACTAGTTGTTGTACTAATTACTCTAATAGATTTAGTCACTTGAGTTCCATCTTCTAAAGTAAAAATAAAGTTTTCAGGAGAACCAATATCAGTTAATTTAGCATAACCACTTAAATCAGGTTCAGCTTTAAACTCACCAACTTTCTCCCATTTCTTAGTAGTTTTAATATAAATATATTCATTATATTTATTATCATCAGCTGTACTAGATGTATTTTTTTTACAATATATCTTACCTTGTATTTTAGATTCATCAGTAGGAAGTTCTTCATTATCCCCTAGAATAACAAATACTTCTGTATTAGGATTAGTCAAATCCACATCAATACCAGCAGCTACAGAACCGTCAGCAGCAATAGTATAAGGTTTTGCAGTACCACCAGCAGTAATAATAAACGCAGCACCTCCAACACCATCATTCCAAGAAGCAGTACCAAAACCATAATTAATATCTGCAAAGAAAGAATCATGACTAGTAACAGTTTTAAGTTTAGCAAGGTTTCTAGACTTAACTCCTTCATCATTACCTATTTCAAGAGCTACAGCTCCAAGAGTAGAACCAAGACTAGTAAGAATACTACCTACTTCTTTATCTAAAGAATCAATCTTCTCTTGAATCTCTTGACGACCCTCACCAGCAGCATAACCTAAAGCTGTTCTAAGAATATTCTTATGCTCAGGAGACATATCCCGAGCATCAACCATACGATTAATATCACTTTGTTTCATAACTAGTTAAGAATTAAAATTAATTTAAACGTTTATCAATATCTTTATAATCATATCCAAACTTAGCAAGTACTGGCTTTATAATCCAACTCCAACTTACAGGAGCAATTATAGCTGAATTAACAATAAGTTTAATATCAGTACCTATAGCATAATAAACTATTCCAACAGCAGCCATACTTATAAGCAAAAGAACTCTTTTCATAGTTCTTGTAATATTACCTTTAGCTATATCTATAAAACAAGTAATAAATAGATAAGCTAAAACATTTACTACTATACAATAACTAAAATCAAAACTAGTAGTAAGATTTCTAATAACATCTTCTATTATATCCATAGCACAATAATTAATTTTTCTACAAATATATTAATCAACATCACTAGCATCATCATTAGCATCAATATTTTAACTATCTATTTAACCAAATAAAAAAGTGCTTATTACTGATAGTAACAAGCACTTAATCATTATCTACATTCATACCAATCTATAGGAATACCTTTATGAACCATATCTGCATACCAACGATTAAAAGGAAGTCCATCATAACCATCAATATCATTGATAACGTCATTAACATATTTAGTTAAATGATTTTCGTCAGGAATACTACTTCCTAGATAGTCAGCTTTACCCATGTTTATAACAAATAAAGCATCATAAATATAATCAGAATCAATATGAATATTATTTTCTTTAAGTAAATCTTGAAGATGTTCTTTAGTAATAACAGCTAAAGGAACTTCATTATTATTAGAATCTCTAGTTGTCATTTTACTAATAGCAAATTCAGCTAGACGTCTATTAAAATGTCTTCCGTTATATCTAAGATAAATCATCATATCTTCAGGAAGTTCATCATATTGGTCAAAAGAAGTTTTAGTCATAACTTTAGTATTAGAACCCCCACGTAGAAGGACTGTAGATGTTCTTCTACGGGCGGGCTTTATTTAATAATCATATCTTCCACGACGACTTCTTTCTCTATCTCTATCATCGTCATCATAACGACTTCTTCTACGAGAATCATAATCGTAATCGTCATAATCGTCTTTACGTTCACAACTATCAATAGCTTCTTCAAGCTCTTGAATTTCTATTCTCATTTTATGAAGTTTCTCCTTCATTTCGGAGAGTGACTTCTTTCCTGTCTTTATCATAATCATCATAATTTTATTTATTAATTACAGCATCTAGAATTTTAGCTATATCTGCTTTCATTCCAGCAACTTCATTTTTAATACCTACTATTTCTTCATCACGAGCTTTATCTTTAGCATATTGTGGATTGAGTTCTTTAAGAACTTCTTCACATTGAGTAATTTGAAGTTTATATTTATCAATATGTTCTATAACATAATTAGCATTGTGAAGAGTAGATTCTACTTCAGATTGAATAGCTTGTTTGGTTTCAGCGATAACTAATTTACCATTATTATAAGAAACTATAGTTGCGGCACTTGGAACATTATTATATTCAGCAACATTTCCGTTTACTTTAATAGATAGTTTCATAACCATTCCTGAACCATCAATAGAATATTGAGGAACAGTAGTTCCAACAATCTCTCCAATACTAAACTTAACACCATTAGTCTTATCTAGAATATAAACAAGACTACCTTGACTTAAAGCTGAAAACATTATACCACGAGTTGAAGTTTATTATTTTGTTTATCAAATACTACAATGTGAAGTCCTTCAGTAAGAGAAGTTAAAGCTTCACCATTACTAGCTAGAAGAGGAAGAGTAACATTATTAACTGACATTTCAAAGCCAGTTGCAGTAGTTGTAGCTGCACTAAAATTAATAACCATAATACCAGCAACACCCATAGCTCTGAATGTATGATTAGGCATACTAAAAACAGCATTAGCAGTAGAACTGCCAGCAGTCGTTTGAGTAGCAGCTACTAAAGGAATACCGCCACGATTACCAATGTATTCATTATAAGCCATAACATTTCCTCCTTTAATTCCAAAATCCATTAAGATTAACTCCATTACCGTAATACCCATATTGAGCAGCTACACAATTAGGAACTGCAACAAAAGGTTGATAAGGAGTAGTAACTGTACTAGGTTGAGCACATTTGATTTCACTAACTTCTTTCTGAATACCAGCAAGAGCAGAAGCTAGAGGATTAACAGCAGCAGCTATTTGTTGACCAAATACTCCAGTTTGATGTTCAGTAGTAAGCTGGGTTTGAAGAGCATTAATTTTATCTTGCATAGCTGATTTCTCAGAAGCATCAAGTTTAGCAATAATTCTATCTCCTACAGAATCTACTGATTTTTCAATATTACAAGTCTGGTCACGAAGAGCATAACCTACATCAGAAAAACCACGAGTAACAGCATTGCCTACAGAACCAACAGATTCTTTAATAATATCAGTTTGACGAATAGTTTCAATTTGATTTTGATAGTTACCTTCAGTAATAGCAGTTTTTAAATTGCAGCAGCAAGTAGCAAGTTGATTTGCTAAAGTCATAGTATTCTGAGTACCAGCATTAAGTAAAGCACCAGTAGAAGAATCAATCTTACACCCAACTTGAGTAACACCGTTATTAACTTGATTGATAGCAGCTTGAATCATATCAGCAGAAGTATTAAACATATTAGCAAGATTTTGAATAGCAGTACCGTTACCGTTAATAGCTTGCATAAGAAGGTCACGTCCATTATTATTATTTACCATATTAGCAAGAGGACCTAGACAACCATTGCCATTTCCACCAACACCATTAAACCAACCACCATTACGCATAAGAGGATAAAGGAAAAACAGAAATATAACCCAAATCCAACTACCATTACCAAAACCTCCACCGTTACACATAAGAAGAGGAAGCAGACTATTAACATCATTAGTCTGTCTAGTTCCACTATCAGGGAACATAAAAACTTTAGAATCGTCCATAATTTAAAAAGTTAAATGATTAATAATAGAATGTACTATACTAGTATTTTGTACACTGCAAAGATAAGGACAAATTCTAATATAAACAAAAAGCTGACAATCTAGTTGTTCACTAGTTGTCAGCTTAATAACGTCATTAATAAGAAAATATTTATTTGCTTTTTACTTTCTTATTAAACAAAAATAGGTTCTACATCTTTATTAGCAAGAGTAGCTTCAGCAGTAGCAAGTCTATAAGCTCTAGAAGTACTTACATATTGATAAGCAAGCTTTTGCAAATGTCTAACTGCTTGAACAGTTCTATTAAGAATCATAGCTATAGTTGTAACACTAAATCCAGCATGAATCATTTGTTCAACAACCATACATCTAGTCATTACTACATTCTCTGCTCTAGATTTACCAACTATATCTTTACGAGTAATAGATAAACTTCCATCAGGAAGAGTAACAGCACAAGCTTTAATTACATTATCTATTACAGACCAAATAAGTTTTTCTTTATCATTCATAGTTACTTAACTTCTTTAAATATTCCAGCTTTAATAGCAGCATCTAAATCTAAATTATAATGTTTATCATTAGTATATACTTCAATATAGTTTGAATTATTTATTCTTACAGTACTATGATTAATATCTATATTGCCATTCTTATCGTTATTTCCAATAAATATCCCATCGTTTTTATAAATTGCATAATTAGATTTAGCAAGAATTGAAACAGCAGCACCTTCATCATTAATTATCATACCTATTATACTACCCTCATTATCATCCTTATTAAAATGTCCTAAAGCTATTTGGTCAGTAGATGCTAACAATACACGATTATTGTATGTATCATTAGCATAACTTATAGCTTTATTACCAAAACCGATATTATTAAAAGCTGAAATAGTTTCAGTCATATTATTGTTAATATAACTGTTATTAGCTATAGCTATATAAGGAATATCATTTTCATCAGCATCATCATCAAAAGAAAACTTTATATAATTGCCGTTTATTGTTACATCATTTCCAGTTTCTTCATTATAATGTTTAATATATTGTGTTTTAATTTCAACATCACCATCTCCAAACATAATACCGTTATCTACTCCTGAAAATGTAATATTAGCATCTATCATACCAATATTACCACTTATACTTCCTCCTTTAGTTACAGAAAGAAAATCAGACTTAGAAGTAGTACTACCATCGCCTAGAAGTATATCATCTGAGGTAGCATTAGTTTTAATATATTTTGGACAAGTAATATTATTACCAGTTATATTTGTAGAAGTTGTACCAGTAGGACTTGTAAAACTAGTATATATCTCATTAGGAGAAATCCTTGTTGATTTAGTTGTTTTTTCGATAACAGTTTTACTTATAAGCTGATTACACTCAACATTACCATTAATATTTAAATCTCCAGTTATAGTATCTCCATCTTTTGATACTTTATTATCTAAACTTTCTTGAAGATTAGTTATATCTCCAATACCAATACCAGCTATAAAAGCTTTATAACCTTCTCTTGTCTTTTCATATAGTTGTTTAATATTCATAGTTATTTAATATTTTATTTTGTTCTACAATCAATTAATTTCAATTACAATGAATAATTATATGAGCAATAAAACTAATGCTAATATGAATCCAGCAATGCAGCCTAGCAAGTCAAATTTCAAATCTTGTAAATCAAACGACTTACCTATAAAGAAGTCTATAACTTCTTTAATAATGCCTACTGTAATAGCAGTTAAAACACCAATAGTAGTAGCAACAAGAGCTGAACGATTAAAAAGATTAGCATCTGCAATCGCAACAACAAGTACAATAACAATAGTAGTCATAAAATGAGCTACTTTGTCCATACCAAATTTATTAACAATATTATCTAGTATATTCATAATTTATTCTCCTTCTACAAAAACTTTACCATTATCTTTATTGGCTTGATAATTATCATAAGCTTCTTTATTTTCTTTATCTAGAGTTAAACTTACAACATTATCTGTTATAACTCCATCAGCTTTAACTTGACCATCAGGAGTAATTACATATTTAAATGAAGTATCATTATCTTTAATTCCATTACTTCTATTATAATTACTTATTTGTTTATCTACATAATCGATAAATAATTTAGCTTTTTCATTATTTCCTACAGAATAAGCAACACAAGCAGATTGAAATATATTCCAACAATTAAAAACAACACTGCCATTACCTTTACATCCATAGGAACAATCATCTAAAATAGCTTTACCTCCATCAGCTACAAGATTTAGTAATCGTCTATATATTGGAACATAAGTAATCGGAATAGTAAGATAAACTACTTCAGTATCAACAGAAGTTCCTTCATCATAACTATCATTCTCGACATAAACTTCATTATACTGAGTTTGATTAGTATCAAGAGAAGAATTATCCAGTCCTTCTACGGGGGGGGTTTCTTGACTAACATTATCTTGAGACATAGTACTACATATTTAAACATTAATAACTACATTACTAAGACTATTAACTTTATCATCAGATAAAAGAGTTACATTATCATAGCAATGTTTAACCATTTGTATAACACTAAGTTTAAGTATCTTAGTATTATTAACTAAATAACCTTGAGAAGTCAAAGCATTAATAGTCTTAACTATTTGAACTTCAACTTTCTCAAGGTTATTTATAGAAGCTTTTATAGCAGAATCATTATTCATAAGAACATCTTATTAATGATTAAAAACTTTATTACCAACAAATACAGAATGTTCATCAGCTATAATATCAAGTCGATTACCAATCTGATTTATTCTAGTTAGAGCATCTTGACCATTATAAATAATATCAAGACATTCTTTAGTTACATCATCTATCCATTCTTCCTTAAGTTTGGTAGATACATTAATTCCATTTATTTCATAAGCTGAAAAGACATTATAAAGTTTATAATATTCAGTACTTACAAGTCTAAATATATTTTCTTTAATTAGTTCTTTATTTGCAGCAATATTGTTATGAACAATAATACCATTACAAACATTAATAACTGCAACTTTAAAACTGTCAAAACCAAGAGTAATAACATTTCTTACTTTAGCTCGTTCTTTACTTTCAGCATCTTGGAAAGCTTTATCTAATACTCCATTTAGTTTAACAACATTCTCACTAACTTGTTTAATAGCATCAGCCATTTGAATAATAGGCTTATTTCTATCTTTAGCTTTAAACAAATCAACTAGTTTAACTACAAGAGTATAAGCTATATAAACACCACTACTTATTAGAACTGTAATATAAGATGAATCTTTAATAGCGTCATTAACTATTTGATTAACTTCATTAAAGTCACCCATTGTATCTATATAAGTAAAAGTAATACAGCTCCCCCGTAGAAGAGCTGCATTATCAGTTTATATTAATCCTTATCTACTACAAAAATTGCTGGAAGAGCAGCTTTATAATCTGCATTCTCTGTAGCACTAGCAAGTTTAGAATCATCACCCTTAGTACGACCTACAGCAATAATAACATCTTGCCATACAGACTCATCACGAGTACGAGAAGCTTTACGTCCATACTTATAATGAATAGTATAAATATCATACCAGTCATCACTTACTTCCATAGGATAACCAGGATAAATACTAGCATCGTCTTGATATACATTATTAAATCCACGATTCTGAGCACAAACAGAAGCAAGATTCTTAACATACTCCTTGTCTCCAATAGGAGCTTGAGCATGAGTTGCTTCACCTAATGTAGCTAAACCATAAGCGTCATCTACAGCTGCAAACTCCCAATCTTGATAATCCTTACCTTCAACCTTAACCTTAGCAGCACTAATAGTAACAGTTACATTAAGACCATCAGCAGCAGTCATATTTTGAAGTTGTTCACCAAGCGACTTAGCAAGTTCAGCAGCAGTTGTAATCTTACCTTGACGATAAGTATCAGTTACAGTCCAAAGATTACGCTCATGGAAAACTACACCTTTCTTACAAAGTTCAAGACTATAATTAAGTCCTTTCTCAGGAGCAGGAAGAGTAATCTCTTGACTAAATACAACACCTTCTTTAGGAGTAGTCTTAGTAGTAGTATGAGTAAGAGCGTCAATAACACCAGTAATTACTTGACTATCTTTACCACGACCATAAATGAAGAAAATATCATCTTCCTTCATATCTGCGACACCAACTTTAGCTTCTGTAGTAATAAGAGTTTGCTTCCTATCATTACCACTACCAGCCATTTGAGAAAAAGCCATTTGACCAGCTAAAAGTTTAGTACCATCATTAACTACAGTAGTATCAGTAGGATAAGCAGTACCACTAGGTATAATAAATAATTGTTTCATTGTTATTTAAATTTTATTGATTATTACCATTATCGCCTTGACGATAATTATTTCTTAAATTCTCCCTTTGTTGAGCTTCTTGAGCTTGTTGAGTAACAGCAATACTTCCAGTAACAGCAGTACGATAAAGTTCAACAGCGTGTTTAACAATATCTACGTGCATATATTCAGGAAGGTCACAATCTACACTAGCAACTCCAAGGTCAGCACCATATAAAACAGTGTTTGGTTTGCTAATATAAGACAACCTAATCTGTTTAGGAGTTAAACCTTTAAACTTATAATTTGCAGGTTGAGTACCACTATCAGGTTTATCAATATAAAGCTCAATAGATTCATCGTGAATACTAGCAACAGGACTTCTAAGATTTGGAGCAAGTATAAAATCGTTGACTACATCTGCAAGATACATATCATCAACAATACGAACTGGAAATATATTAGTATTAAAAGAATTACTTCCAGTATAATCTATACTTAAATCTACAATATAAATATATTTAATAGGATTCTCACCAGCAGGATTAAAAACATCATCTTCTTGAAATGCTTTAATAGGTATTATATAGCTAGCTATATAAGAAGTCTTAGATGTACCTAATTGAGCAAAGCCTTTCCAAACTTTATAAAGAGACTTAAGAGCATTAACTTGATTAAGCTTAGAATTATCAGTTACAACTCTATCATTAGTAATACCAACATTTTGAGTAATAACTTGATTTAAAGTATCACTGATACTATTATTAATCAGCAAGTCTATTTGTTGAGGGAGAATTGCACGGACATTCTGCATACCCATTTGCTGAGCATACTGCCTGAACATCACGTGCATTTCTTCTATATTCATAATCTAAATTATTTAGATGAGTTTCATCTTGTTCTCAAGTTGTGTCTTGAAACCAGCATTATCTACATTATTAAAATAAGCTACAGCAGCATTCATATTCTCACCAATAAATTGACCATCAGGAGTAGAAATTTGTTGATTAAGTTCAGAACGAACAAGCTCACCTCTAGCAATACATAGTTCTATAAAACACTTAACTTGAATATTTTTATCATCAACAAAAGAGTTAAACTTATTAGGGTCTTCATTTATAAATGAAATCAGTTCTGATTCACGAGTAGAAGTTTCATTAGCAAGACCAATAGAAATGTTACGATGCTTATAAGTAAGATATGCAACATAAAGTGCAAGCATCTTAGAAGGAGAAGCATTAGCTTCAATAAAGTTACGCATAGCAACTTTACGAGCATTAAGAATTTTCTTCTCACGTTCTTTCTCCTTTTGAACATCTTTAATATAGAAACGAAGATTAGCATTACCACCAATAAACTTAGTATCTTTAGCCACTTCACTATAAAGCAAACAGTGACGATAAGCTATATACTCAGCATAATTTATAGGATAACCGTATTTATACTTTGTAGCTTCAATACGATTAATCTCATCGTTTCTAAGAGTAGCATCTTTTTCAGTCTGTTCTGAAGCTTCATACTTCTTATTAACAGCATCTAATTTAGCTTTAATCTCAAGATAATCACGCTTATGATGATAAACAAAAGAAGCATCAAGAGTTTTTTCTCCATCTACAATAATTTGTATATTGCTAAGATAACGCTTAACAGCAGTTATAAACTCAGGATTATTGGAAGACATACTAACAAGTTCTGGATAATAAGCTTCAATCTCACCTTTATTAGCCATAAGCTTACGAGTAGAACCAATAGAACTACCAATAACAGTTTTAGGTTTACCTATAGCTAAAGAGTTAATTGCACGATAAGCAGAAACTCTAGCAACAGCAGCAATGACTATCTTTTTATTTTCAGTATATTCTGCTTCAAGGTCTTCATTCTTATTGATAGGAGATTCAACCTTAGAAGAAGATCCATCTTTAGAAGGCTCATTACTTTTATCTTGACCTTTACTATCTACATTAAGTTTTAAATCAGCCATAGTTATATTTGTTTAATAAGTTATTAAAGTACACATTTCAAATGGAAGAACTTAGTAGCCTTATCTACTTGAAGTCCATAAGAATCCTTAACCTCATAACGAGATACATCTACATCAGTAGCAAAACTATTTGTAGGAACTGCACCCCAAGAAGCAGGAATAGGAGTAAGACCCTTAATTACACCAGCGATATGTTCTTGACCTCTCATACGAACTTTACGAACATTTTGATGTCCATTATAAGAAGAAAGGTCAATCAAGAAAGCTTGATGAGAACTCAAAGGAAGACCTGTACGTGGATGAATACGACCATTAGCTTTATCATTCTCAGCCATAGTACCCTTAGTAAGGAATGACATATTCTTAAGAGTAACAGTATGACCATCTACAGTCTTATACTTACGGAAATAACGACCATAAGTCAAATCACCACCATCATCACCAATCATCTTATCACCAAGAGGTGTAAGGAAACCACTATCCTTAGCATCATTCTTAATTGCTCGGTCAAAGTCCTCAAAGAAACCTTTACCACAAAGAAGAACTACATTCATATCGCCAGTATCAGTGTCTTTATCAAGAATATCACCAATAGTACGAGAAATCTTATTCAGAGTAAGTTCCTCACCATAAGTATCGTAATTAGATTCATCGCAAATCTGTTGCATACCAGCAGTATGAGGAATTGGCTGACCATTATCTTCATCTAACAGAGTAATCTCACCATTAATAGTCTTATTATACTCTGCAAACCAAAGACGCTCTTCATTAACAACACGTTGTTGAAGCTCAAATTGACGCATTTCCTCATTCATCCAAAGATTAGTAGTACCACCACTCTTAGTCTTGAACTCATAAGTTACAATAGTATTAGCAATATTACCAGCAATTTCTTTACTAAAACGATGGAACTCAAGTTGAGAAGTCATCTTACCAGGTCCCATTACATTACTTCTATTACCCTTAGAATAACTCTGAGGAATAGTAGGAGCAGTCATAGACCAATACTTACCAACAGCAAGATTCTCAGCAGCTACATAAGCATTAGGGTCTGGATTTGTAAGACGAAGGCGATAAAGATAACCACCATGAGCACCAGCTCCAAGGTCTTTCATAATACGAACTTGAGTAACACCATCAGGTGCAATCAAACCATATTGCTCAATAAACCAATGAGTTTTAAACTCAACTTCAAATGTAGTACCACCTTTACCAAGATTAGCAGTATTACTACACCAAAGAACAGAATCATTAAACTTCATACGACCCATGGTCTTCCAAGTCCAATCAACTGAATCAATAGTAACAACACCAGCAGAACCTTGTCCTTCAGTTAAAAGATTAAGAGGAAATCTATCATCATCCATACCAAAGGTATAAGTCAGAGTAGAATTAATCTCAGCAGGTTTACTAATCATAAGATGAGCGATAGTTTCCTCATTAGAGTAACCTCTATCATCATAATTACCACGTTGTACTTCTCTTAATTTGTACATAGTTATTTAATTAATTTGTTAAACATTACCTAGAAGAGCAAGTCTTCTACGTTTACTTTACCATTATTAGCAGCAGCTGGTTTAGTAATTACAACAGTTTTACGACCTTCATTTTCTTTAGCCTTTAGCTTTAGAGTTTTAACTTGTTGTTCTCTAACAGCCATATCAATAAGGTCTTTATAACTTCCACCTGTAAAAGTCAGCCATGCAGAAATAAGTTGTTCATTTAAATCATCATCAGGAGTTCTAGCAGCTAAATCTCTTTGATAAGCAGTAGTAATATTTCCATCTTTATCTTCATCTTGACGATATAGATAATTAAAGAAATCATCAATAGTAGTAGTAACCTTTTGACCATTTACTTCACGTACAAATGACTTAGGTAATTGATATTCACCAACTTTACCTTCAGCAAGTTTATTATGTACATTAGTCCAATAAGCAGTAGTTTGCTCTTCTTGTTCTTTACGTTGAGCTTCAGCTTGACGAGCATATTCTTCATTACGTTTCTTATCTGCGTTTTGAAGATTTTCAAGTTGAGCTTTAGCTTCATCATAAAGACCACCACTATCTTTAAGATACTTAATGTAATTATCATTAAGAGTAGTATTACCAAACTCTTGAGCAGCAGCTTTAATTATAGCAATTTGTTGAGCTTCATTATCTTGTTCTACTTTAATTCCACTTCTATCAGGAAGTTCACCAAAACCACGAGGAGAACCATTAACAGCTAGATAATTAGCAAATTGAGCAAGAATAGGATTATCTGTAAATACTTTATTAACAGCAGCTTGTTGAAGTTCATTAGAACGAAGAGAAATGACATTCTCAATATAAGATTTAACACCAGCAGCATCGTTAGTAAATTCTACTGGATTTCCTTTCTCATCAACAATTTCTTCACCAATAGCTTTTTGAATAGCATCTAAAGAAAGTTCATCAGCTCCTTCTTCAGTACCTTTTTCTTTATTATTTACATCAAAACCTTTAAGCCATTCATCAACATCTTTAGCTTCTTTAAATACTTTACCATCAGGGTCAAGAACATTACCATCTTTATCAACAGTATAAGTCTTACCGTCTAGTTCAATATTCGTTCCTTCCTCTAGCCCCCCCGTAGAAGGGTTTGTATTGTTGTTTTCTTTACCACCTTTATTAGACTCTTCCTTTGGAGGTTCATTAGCTGGAGGTTCATTAGCTGGAGGTTCATTTTCATTACCTTTTTCTCCACTAACGTGTGGAGGATTGCTAGGATTACCAGCAGGAGGAGGAGTAGTACTACCACCTCCATTTCCACCATTACCTTCAAAATCAATCTCAGCTGGACCTAAAAGTCTTTTGTGCTGACGAACACCTAAAGTATTACGAAATACAAACATAATTAAAACATTTAAATGATTAATATAATAATACTAACTTTTGTTAGTTGGTGCAAAACTAACACCTTTACGATTATTATTTGTAGTAGCATGACTTATTTAATATTAATTAGCATGACAATTATCTACTATATAATGTACACACGTAAGTATTACTGATTGGTCAGTAACTTCTTGACTACCAGCACCATAATAAACTTCATCATCATTTCCATCATAAGCATTATTATGTCTGATTCAACTTGATTCAATAGAATTAATCTTGATTACAAACATTGTCATAGATAGTAAATATTGAAACAATATTAGACTTTCACATATTCATACTATTAACTATACATAATTCAAATTTGATGCTCATAGAAATGATTTTAAAATATTAAATATAATTCTTTGAGATAAAAGAAAAGGCTCATCTATAAGACGAGCCTCAACTTTATTATTTATCGTATCTATTCTTATTTGTACGAGCAATCTTTAAATCGTTCTTCATTTGTTCTCGTTTAACTTGTCTATCAGCAGCAGCATTATAACTATCAACAGCAAGTTTTTCTCTTTCTAATTGAACTTTTGATTGTTCAATAGCACGTTTAGTTTCTTCTTGCATACGAGTAAGATTTGCTGTTGCAAATTCATCATTATCTGGATTCTTATCTCCAAGTAAAGCAATATCACCTTTAGCATATTCAAGTTGTAAATCATATTGTGCTTTAAGGGCAAGCGTTTGTCTATCTTGTTCTCCTTTAGCTTGAATTTCAGCTAACTTCATTTGTTGAGCTTGAGCTTGAATTTGTTGGTCAACTTGCTTCATTTGTTCTTCATGCTGACGTTTTATCTCTGAAAACTTTCTGATACTATCGGATATAAGTGCAACATTATCTCCAGTAATAGCAGCAAGAGCAGATTCAAGGTCTCCATTTTGTGCAGCACTAAAAGCCCATTGTTTAAGTTGTTTAACTTTATCTATTTCTTTAGCATTATTACGAACTGTAACAGAATAATCCGAATTAATAAAACTATTAACATCAAGACTTAGATATTTACGAGTACCTGCATTATGGTCATAATATGAAGTATCAAGTCCATCAACAAACGCTAACTTAGCATAATCTATATCTCTATTATAATCTTTACGCCTATATTCGTCAAACATTTGAAATATAATAATAGAACCAGTAGAAGATTGACTAATAGCATTTTCAGTAGTAGAAGCTCCAGCAGATTGAGCAATCTGTCCATAACGTTGAGCATTCATATCTACAAGTTCACGAGCTTCAAGTTTTATCGCTTCTTTAAGATTAGTAAGTTCTGTAATATATTGACCCATATTAGCATTAAGCATACGAACTTGTTGCATCTTAACTCCAGCAGCATCATCTTCATCGTCAACGAGTAAAGTTCCATCAGAAGCCATTTTATAAATAACATCTTCAGCATTATTTACAATCAATGACTTTGGCAACATAAGTATCAGCATCTTGTTCTTTGCTATTACCATTTCCTGATGATAAGCAACTATATTCCTAAATACTTGAAAAGGAGTAATAATACTTATAATACTAAACTGACCCATATAAGGAATAACTTCCATAATACCATTATAAGGAAGTTTACCATCACGTTGATAAGCTATAGGTCTAGCTTTAATTGGATATATACCAGTATAACGAGTACCAATACGATAACCTTCATAAACTTGTTGTTCCCATTCCCAACTAATATCTATATCTCCAGCTTCAGGATTAAGAACATAAGTTTCGTCAACTATTCTTTGGTCTTCCATACCAAGTTGATTAGTAAATCTAAGAATACCTCTCTTAGCAAAACCTTTCCAAACTACGTGCCAAACTTCATAAAGATTACCATTGTTTTCATAAGGACAAAGATTATTACTCTTAAAGAAATTTCGTTCTTCATTACTAAACTTATCACAAACTCCAGCATAAGCTTCATAGAATTGTTTATAATTAAGAACTCTATTAGGAGATTTATCCATATAATTTGAATAGTAACTTTCAAGATAATTTTTATCATTATCCGACAAATCAGCATCAAACATATCCATTATTTGATTATAAGACATCATAAGTTTACGAGCAAACATATCATGGTCTTCAACAAACATATTATTATTAGGGATAGGATATGCTTCTATAACTGGAACACTTTCTTTATATATCTTATGATTACGAACTTCAGCATAACTATAACATTCACCAATAGAACAATAGTTAAAGAAATTAGTAAGATAAATAACTAAATCATTAGTCATATCTCTAACATAATCAAGAAGTTCTTGTCCTTGTTTACTTTCTTTATCTATATAGTCTTTATTAAATTTATCAATAAACTCTTCAGCATCAGGCATAGCATCTTGAGGATTTACACTATCAGGAGCTTGTCCATTAGCTTGAGCTTCTTGAACCATTTGTTGATACTTCTTTTGAAACTCTTGTTGAAAAGCTTGTTGAGCAGCTTCAGCTATTTTTTGTTTAAGAGCTACATCACGATTTAAAACTATATCTGGATTATTAGCACCAACTATAAATTCATGAGCACCTTTAAAATATTCACCAATATAACGTCTAACAATATCTGACATTATATCATAATTACGAAGAGTAGCAGGAAAGTGTTTATACTTTTCTTTAGAAGCATTATATGGATTAAGAGTCTTTTTATAAAACTCATAAGGAATATTACCATGTAGAACTTTAAGTTTAAGTTCTACATCGCTTCTATCATTCATACTCTCACCAAGACTAATAATATAATCTATACTATTAGCATACCAACTAGGTTTAGCTTTTTCTTCAGCTCCAACCTTTTGTTTAGGGAATTGATAATCTCTAGGAACAATCATATAATTTAAATTTTAATCAGTAAACCAATCTCTTGTTAATATATCATCTTTATAATTATTAAGAGTAACTTTCTTTCTATGAGCAAGTTCTTTAGCTGCTTGAACATCACTAAGTCTCCATTGAAGAGCACGTATAATCATTTGCGAAACTCTATCGTAATTACCTTTACTATTCCATTTCTTAAGTTCAAGAATAGTTTGATAATCATATATTGTTTGAAATACATATATAGGTTGACCAAATTCATTCTTACCAACTTCAGAATAAAGCATTTCTTTAAGCAAACGAAGACCTTCAAGAACTTTAGTTCCAACTCCAGCTTGACCTGCTCCACCACCCATATTAACACCATAAGTAGCAGAAGCCTTAGCTTTAACTGAATTATCCCATAATTCTACTGGGTCTTTCATCAAGTACTTTAATGCTTTCCATTTAGTAAAGTTTCTAACAGTCTCACCTCTATTTACTTCAACTCCTGTAGTTCCAATACAATTATAATAACGAGCCATTAAATAACATATCCAATCAGCATCTTCAAGTTTATCAGGACGACCATAATAAGCACAAACAAGTCTAGTTTTAAATCCATTATATTGAGTAGGATTTTCCCAAACAGCAATACTATTATGAGAATGTTTATTGGTAATAGCATCTTTTTCTTTATCTACACCAACTGGGTCATAACTAATAGAATATTGACCTTGAGGAATACCTACTCCAGGAACTTTAATAGGATTAAACCATTTACGAATACAACCATGAGGATGTTCATGTGATTTACGTGGAACTCCTTCAATCCATTCAAAGTAATCAATATTAAGTTTACCACCTTCTTTACGAGTACGTTCATTACTTTTAAATACAACTTTGTTTTCTTCTTCAACAAACTTACCATCTACATAGAATTGATAACTATTATCATTCTTTAATGTCTCTTCCCAAGCAAGTAGTTTCTCAGAAGTAAATATATTCTCAGTAGTAGAACTAAACGATTCACTAGGCATATTTGCATATTGACCTAGATAATTAATATAGTCAGCAAAAGACTTACTACTTTCTTTTTTAAGCTTACGTTCTCTATATGCAATAGTAAGACCAATATCTATATTAGAATTACCATCTTTATCCATCGCATACATATCTCCAATCTGACCTTGAAGTCCCCAACAATAAGGCTTAAAATATCCACATACTTCATTACGTGAATCTTTATCCCAAACATTCTCAAAAGACATAAAATGAAACTTCTTAGGATTATAAAAGTTTCTCTCAAATACTTGCATATTACCACTAGTAGCAGTACCCCAAGCAAATAGATTACCAGTTACATAACTACCAGTACGCATAGCAGGTTCGGTAACATTCATATAATCGTCAAAGTTTTCCATTGTAGAAACCTCCTCAGTCTTAACACTAACAGCATCTTTACCAATAGCACAATCTGGATTATTATTAGCAGAAGCACTAAACAAAGCACTATTCCAAGACTTAGGACTTATGTCACCATTTGGAAGTTTAAAACCAAGACTAAAGTTTTCAGCAGCTCTACTTAAAATACCTCTTTTAAATATAGTGTTATTTTCATAGAAATATAAATTGTTAATAGTAAAGTCAGTAAGACCACCAGTCTTAGTAAGATATTTACTATCAGCCGCAACATGAATAACCATTTTGTTAGGTTGAAGGTTTATCTTATTTGCACTATGAGCAGCCATAATATAAGAAAAACCACCACGACGAGTTTTATCTATAAGAAGATGAAAACCGTTAAGTTCACAAAACTCAATAATAGCAAAAGTCCAAAACTGAGCATCAATAAATTTAGGAAAATCTTGTTTCTTCTTAGCAACAGAACCTTTCTCTGTATGAATAACAGTTTTTTCATCAAGCTGTTTTATTATAATATAATTGAGATAATTATACATATCTCCACTTATATGTAGTTGACGAACTTCACCATTTCTCATAAAACAAGGAGCTTCATAACCATGACTTCTTCTATATTCTTCACGCTTACGAAGTTGTCTATGTGGAATAGAATCTTCTTTATAAAATGTATATTTACCGTTAGCTCTATAAAAGTCAGCCATTTCATGTAAAAGATAAGTATTAACAAATTTATCTCCTTCACGAATATCAAGAAGAAAACCACCACTATCACCAATCATAAACAAGTCATTAGGGTCATTATAGCCTTCATCTTTAGCTCGTCTATATTGTGTTTTATCTTCAAGTATATATTGACGAAAAGGATAATCATCAATATATTTAGAAATATAAATATTATCTTCTTCCATAATAACTTACTTAATAATAGAAATGATAAGGAGTAGAATACTGCCAATAGCAGCACCTACTCCAATATTACGTTGTCTCTTTATTTTCTTGCATGACCTATCCAATAATAAATATCTTTGTCTAGCTTGTTCTGCAAGTACACTATCATTTCTAACAATTTGTCGAAGACTATTATTAATATCTCTTTCATAATCTAATTGAATTAGTTTAGCATTAGCTTTACGTAAGTCATTAATAGCAACTTTAACTGAATCACTATCTAACCCCCCCGTAGGAAGACTGCTAGATTTACTTGATGAGTTGATAGAACAACTTAACAGTACTATCATTATCAAGAACTTCAACTTCGATAACTTTTGCATTTTTAATACTATCTAATTGTTTAACTTTATATTTAATACTATCATTAGTTTGTTCTATATTATCAACTTCTTGTTTAGGAACTTCTTTATTAGTACATTGTTTAATTGTAGCATAAATTGTAACTCCAATACAAAAAATAACAAATAGAAGAACAACATGACCTTTAATAAAATCTTTAGTATTTATATCCATATCATTAATTCAATAATTTACTAGAAAACAATTTATAACTATGTATATCTTTAATAATCTGAACATTGATATTATCTTGAATTTCTTCAGGACAAATTAAACAACCACCGTCAAACATTATTTTATTATATGTCTTTAAAGGGATAGTAGCAAGACCTTTATTTGGAACATATATAGTTTTAGTTGGTGGAGAAGCAAATATTTCATTTATAATACTTTCAAATTTTTCTAAAGTTAAAACAGTATCATAAATAGGAATTTCATTATATGATTTGTTCATTATAAATCCTCCTCATTAAGTAATGTATAAGTAAATCTAGCACCATAACCTTGACTAAATTGATAATGAGCTAGTTTCATAAGCTTATTAAAGTTCTTAGTATTTTGAAGAACTTGACAACCAGCAGACCAACCATTAACTAATGTAGAATTAGTTCCAGCTTTATGAATATTAATACCAAAAGTACCTTCTTCAATAGTCTTAGGGTCTAAATCATAAACAACATCTTTATTATGGTCTCTATAAACTTTTACAGGTTTAGCTTGAACTAAAGCTTCATATTTACCTTGATGATAACCAATCATCCAAGTAGCTCTATATTGACCAGGAACTAGAATTGCACAACCTTTAGAAGATATAGGTTTAAGCATAGTACTAAGTCCAGGGTCAGTAGTAGCTGGAAATATATCTCTAGTTTTAACACCATAAATATCTTTATATTCGACTACAATAAAATCATCAAATTGATTTGTAACTTTATTACCAGCTTTACGAACACCAATAATATTAAGATTATATTTTCCATTGTCAAAATAAGCATATCCTTTCTTAGCAAATATCTTACTAAAATCAGCAGCTTCTATTTTATCTCTAAGTTTATTCATATCAATCGAAATTTATTTCAGTTTGTTTATTAAGAAGTCCTTTACTATTAAGATAAATACGTCTATCTTGAAACATATCATCAATCATATTTCTAATATAATTTATACGATACCAATTAACTGTTTCTTCTCCATTTTTATCTATTTCATAAAGTCCTTTTTCGTCACGATAAGGCATTCCATATTGATTAAGTTTAAAAGGTGTACCTATATGACAAAGTCCACAACCAACACAAGGAATACCTAAAATAAGTTCAACCATTCTAGCATAAGTAGAAAGCTGAATAGTATAATGACTTCCATTACACTCAGGAAGAGTATTAAAAGGAGGAAGCATCTTTTCATCTTTTTCAACCCATTGATTTGTAAGTTGAACAGGTTTACAAGTCTTATCTTTCTTATAATATCCACTAGTAAAATGAAGACCGTCTTTATTTGTTTTCCAATCTAGAATTACAAATTGTTCTGGTCTTATAGCAAGAACATCAATAGTACCACTAATAAGAAGTTCAGGAAGAAATACTCCTATTTCTGAATATATAGTATAACCTTCAGAAACATAATAATCAAAAACCTCATATATCTTTTGGTATTTATTATTAGTAGCTTTCTTAAATCCTTCTATATCTAGAGGATGAGCTGTAAGATTAGGAATATCAGCAACAGTTATACATCTTCCACTTTCAACTTTATTTAAATATTGAATAGCATCTTTAAACATACTATTACCTTTAATTCCATCTTCAAGACCATTATGAGTAGCACTTCCTCTAGTACAAGCTTCATTAGTAATATTTTCCCAACGTCTTTCAAGTTCTTTCTCAGTTATTCCAAGTTCTTGAGCTTTCTTATGAAGCCAATACTTCTTGTCAAACTTAGGAGCATAATTACCAATTATAGTAGTAACAGATGTATATTCATTTCCATAAGTATCATTATATTTATGACCTTCTTCTTGGAAATAAAGATAATTATCTTTATAAATACTATTCATATCTTTTAAGTTTAAGTTTAATAAGCACTAGCATCCATACTAGATGAAACTGCACCACCACCTCTAGCTATTTCAGTTTCTTTTTCATAAAGAAGATTTTGTTTAGCTTCTTCAAGTTTCTTCATAATAGTAGGAATTTCACCAGCTTTCTTATTAACTGAATCAACAATATTAAGTATTTCTCCCATACTTTCTACATTTATTTCAGCACGTCTAGAAAGCTTTTGATTAAGAATATCATTCATAACTTCAATAGCAATATTAATATTATGAAGTCCTTTATTTATATTCTCAACAACTCTACCAGCTTCAGTTATACATTGACTATAATATTTCTTTATCAATTTAAGAACCAACATATCAGGAACATAATTAGAAGAAAGTCCTGCTTGTTCTATAGCCATTTTAAGAGCTTCACTATCACTAAGACCAGCTTGTTTAGCTGGAGATTTAGGGTCGCCTAAATAATAAATAATGATACATTCTTTTATATATTGAGACTTATCTTTAGTTTTATCTCTTTCATAAAGCTTTCTAACATCAGAATCAAGAAGTTGTCTAACATTAGGCGCAGCAGGCATACCATTCTCATCTATAGTTATAAGCTTATCTATAATTAGCTTGTCGTTCACCATAACAATTATATCTAATATTATTATCAGTATTGTCACCAACAACTTCCATATTAGCAAAACTAAACATAAGAACTTTAGCAAAAGTTTCACCATTGGAATCAACTAGACTATTATATAGCTTTCTATTGAGATTAGCATATATACTAACCATATAATTAAAATATCTAGCTTCTTTAGCTTTCTTTTTATTAGCTATAACTAATTGCTTTCTAAATAAAATAAATTTTTCTTCAGAAAGATTTTCTTTAGCATCATCTAAAAGCTCTTTATTGTCTCTAATAGCTTTACCACCTTCATTTATTCTAAGATTTCCTATATAAGGAAGACCAGTCCATTTACCTTCATTGACATATTGACAAGCGTCAATTTCAATTTGATTAATAAGGTCTAGAGCAATATCCTTATCTATAATGTTTTCATCTATACAATCAAGAACTTCTTGTTTACGTACAATCTTAACATCATATCCACCATTAGGAAATTTTCTAGTTTCAACACCATCTTCATTAATCATAATATAAGTTTTATAATGATTACCGTTTGGAGCTTCGGCTGCATAAGCAGCCTCATCTCCTCACTGATTAGTATTAGAACCCCCCCGTAGAAAGGTTGAAGTATTAATCTTCTTTAGTCTTATCTTCTACAAAGTAACAATCAACTATAGGTTTAGCATTATCATTAATTGCAGCATGAATAGCATTATTAGGAATAATCTTAAACTCAACAAAATATGTAGGTTGTTTTATATGAATACATTGAGAAGAAACTTTAGGGTCACTAACAGCAAGTCTAGTAATAAAACCAGGACTAAGACTATTATATTTAGCAGTTACATGATAACCTAAAGCCAAATCACTACCAGCAACATTCAACACATCACCAACTTTAATTTCATTAATAAAGTCATTATCTTTACCGTGCTTAATCATAATAGCAACACCATTAACAGTAGAGTTTTTATTTTGCTTAATATTATTTATTAAAAGCATAGGAGATTCTTTAATAAGAATAGCAACTAGACTATAATAAGGAGCTAGATTTACATTAGACACTAAAGACTGAAGATAATTAACATCAATCTCACTACGCATAGTTGGAAGATTATAAGTATAATCTTTACCATCAAAATTTACTTTTAAATGTTCCATAAAATCAATATTTAAATTAATAACTAGATTAATAACATTATCTTTAAAAGTTATGTAATATTTCAAAAACAGTTCTGCTCGAACTAATGATAATAGTGAAGCTGAACTTGATGCTGCAAATATAGATAATAATACTGATACTACAATAGATTATAGTGGTAAAATTTAGTCGATTATGTTAAAAAATGTAAATCCCTTGTAGCTTATATAATATAATGTATATTTGCAGACGGTACGGTCAGGAGTATTAGACGTAATCATAACGATGATTATAATCGTGCTAATAGTAATGAAGGAGTAAGAAATACTGAAACTTCCTCTGAAGCTGATTGTAAAGCTCTTGCTACTTAGATGAGTGTTCGATTTCACGATGGTGGTAGTAATCTTAATTACAAACCTGACACTGCATTAGTTCTTCCCAATTAACTAACAAGTTGTGTGGATAGTTCTTGCTAATGTGGACAGCGACCGAAGATGCTTCTCGTAAAGATAAAACATTAAAGATTTATCAGAGAGTATCAAATCTATTATAAAGTTGTACAACCGATACTTCTTGATAATAGTCAAAAGACTTATTATGTCTTATAAAGAACTAATAATAAAATAGGATATGAAGCGTCATATTGACCGTACCAAATAAAGGCTGCTAGAGTTAATTCTCTAGTAGCCTTTTTCATTTCTAATAGTTTACAAACTAAATATACTAATGATAATATTAATGAAACTAAAGATACATATAATAATAAGAATAGAACTCAATTCATAAGTCCTTCTACGGGGCGGGTAAATAGACATCTAGTACTTCAAGATTCGTCTAGAACTTCTAATGCTTATAATGACAAAGATAGAACTTATATTATCGATGATAAAGGAGATATAAATAATATTAGTAAGACTAATAAAGCTGATGGTAAAATAATAACGAAAGATATTATTTTAAATATAAATATAAATAAATTACTGGTGATTATATAACTAGTAAAGATGATAATGATAGTAATAATAGTAGTAAAAGAGAAGGAGAAAATGATATTGAATATGATTGTGAAGAACTTTATAATAGAGAGAATGTAAATGATAATAAAGAAAGTGTTGATAACAATAATTATACTAATAGTTATAAATATAATACAGATTGTAAAGTTGAAGATGATACAAAATAATATTGAATAAAAGAAATAATGAAGATGAAGATTATAGCATAAAAGATTGTTATGATGAAAATAGCGAAGATAGTGAAGATGATAGTATATGTGTATAGTATATTATATAAATGTAAGGGGGAGGGTATGTAGTTAGACCCCCACCCGAGAATGGACGTATTGAAGTCCCCCGTACTCAAACTTAAACTTTTGACATCAAGAAAGAGACAAATTCAACAACAAGAAAAGAAACAAGTCTTGGCATGGAACGAATCTGTGCTACAGCTTATGCTGTTATTATTCATTTTAATACACAATAGATTATGAAAAGTTTAAATGCTAAAGTTACAGTTTCTAATGTTAGTTTGTACACAACTGAAGAAGGTCGTCAAATGATTGCTCTCATTATTAATGAGAGTATTCCTGCTCGTCGTCTTGACAAGAATACTGGTGAACTTGTTGCTTGTTATGCTAATGACATCAAGATGCCATTACGTCAGTTCATGCACATTGTATTTTATGATACTGCGACTATGTTTCAGTATTATCTTAATACTGATGGCAGAGAACGTGGTTATTACAAGACAATGTCTCAGACTGAGTATTACAATATTCTTGTTGGTGCTACTCTTTCTCTTACTATTGAAAAGTATGAAGATGGTGAAGAGTTTGTCAATGAGATTACAGGTGAGACTGATTCTTCTGACGGTGTTACATTTCACACTCGTATTGCTGACATTGAACTGTCTAAGTTCGGTGACGACTTTGCCTTTGGTGAGCCAAAAGACATGCTTAAGATGATGCAAATCATTGATGCTGCTAAGAAAGCTCGTCATACAAAGTTTGACTTTGCTACTGAGAAAGCTGCTGAGTAATGAGAATGCGAGAGTGGGAGAAATCCTGCTCTCGCTATTGTTTAATCTTTAAATTTTTAAGTTATGAATAATGAAGTAGCAAAAACTCTTGCAAAAGTTGCAATGAGTATTAAATCTAATGTTGTTAATGTTTGTATTGAAACTACTAATGGTCACATTTACAAAAATATTGTAGTAGATGATTTTGACGAAAAAGGTGTTTATTTTAACGATACAAACTATGTTTGTTACGACAAAATTAGCAAGTTTTATTTTAATGCAGTTTGCGACTAATTAATAAGGTGGAGAACATTCTCCACCTTATTTACCTATCTTACATTTGACAACATTAAACAAACAAGAGTTGACATCAAGAAACATACAAGACTTGACAACAAATAAAAAAACAAGAAGCGGTAGAAGAAAGTTAGAATGCTTATAAGACTTATAAGACTTATGTTTCTTCTGCTATTCCTGATATTGGACGAGGAATTGAAATAAATGTTCATGTAACTAATAAATAAGGAGAACTTATGAAAGCTAAAATTCTAAAAGTAGTGTTTATTAATAATGGTACTTATGATATATGTCATATTACTATTGATAAAACTTTAGATAAGACTGATACTAAAGGTAATCATTTTAATGACAATACTATAAACATTAGTGAATATACAGCACATTATTTTGGTATTAATGAATATGCTGTAGGTCTAAGTATAGACTTTGATATTATTCAACATAAAGCTGGAGAACATATAAGTACTGAATGTAATGATGATTATGTTTTCAAGAATAATTGTGTTGAATATAGAGTTAATAAAGTAACTATATAAGGAGGACTTATGAATAATAGTTTAATTGTTGCTATACTTATGGCTTGTAAAGCTAGTAATGACAAAGATGTTCTAGCTATTAGAACTAAAGAAGATGGAGTTTATAATAGTTTCAATATTACAGATGTTGGAACTGAATCTGTTAAAATAATAAATAAACGTGGTTATCCAGTTGAAGATGTTATTGAGTATTGTGATATAACTGGTATTCAAATTAGTGATAATGAAATGAATTAACGTGTTGGTGAGTGAGAAAATGTAGATGAAAGTGTTGCTGGGACTATCCCTCCTACTACTCTTTTATCTACTCTTTCTACTCATCATTCTATTCACATTACTTATTAT